CAAGGCAATCCATTCACCCATTGCAAATAAGCTGGCGCAGGGCTTTCTGGAATACGACCATAATAATCAATCATTGGTGTAATCAAGGTCCCGTCTACAGGCTCTAAAGCTCCTAATTTCCCGCCTTTTGTTAAGTGCGGATAAATAGTTAAGGCATCAAACGCCAGCCAATCATAGGCGAGCATGTTCTGGAAATCATCGAATAACATATGTCCGTCAGGCTTTTCAAAGAACTGACGAATCTGTTTAATCTCACTTGAGTATTTTTCGGTATCGTCCTCATCATAAGGGACAACATTCCAATCCAAGTTTCTCAGCTCGTCCTGCCGCACCTCAATCGCCATTTGAGCAACATCATAGTTTTCGATGATAGATCGCATGGTATCAAAGCTGATATCCTCAGTAGACCGCGGGCGCTGGACAATGTTTTGCCCAATCATGTATTCAAACTGTCGAGGTTCTTCACCAACCGGATTGTTTGGATAAATCGGCTGTCCCGGGCCCCATGCGTTATTATTTGCCATGCCCTGGTCGATCATAGACTGAAAGATATTATCTGGTATGTTTGGTGTGTCAAGGAAATGATCCGGGGATTTACTGTTTCTCGTAATCATTTGAGCCTGTGCTGCGAGGCTGGTAGTATTGACCACCGCTGCACGTTTCGCAAAGTTGACCATGTTGTTTCACCTCCCGTTTTTAGGCATAAAAAATAGCGCTTCTGCGCTTATACGAGCATGTATCCAACTATTTGAACTTGAGGATTATTTTTTAACTTGAATTCATCGTCATAGGCATTTAATAAATACTCCATTTTTGAACCGATAAATTGAGTATTGGTAATAACCTCGATAGCACCTGTAGGCAGTTTAACAGCTGTGGTTAAAACCCTAAGTTCCTTTTTTCCTTCAACTTCTTTGGCTTCCATTTCAAAACGTTCTTTTAAGGTCATTCTGATGACTCCCTTACTTTGTATAATCAATGTAATTAACATGAATCCATGGAACAAATACACATAAATCTTTATCATTCCAGCCGGAAACAACAATTCCATAACTATCTAATGTAAATAGTGTTCTATTTCCCATGCAATTTCCATCTTTGCACCAAATAGTTACTTCTGAACCAATGCGATCAACTAAATTTGAGTTCATTTTACATGCGTCCCTTCTACTCCGCGCTTTTCTCTTCCCATAGTTCGTTTTCTAAGCCATAATAAAGATTCTTCCAGCTTAGTAATAGCTAAAGCATTCTCACGACAAGCAAATTCACTTTTTTGAAAATGTTCTAGTCGAGTAATAACCATGGCGATTAAATCTTCATTACAGACACCGTTCACACCGTTTTCTTTGATTGGACCTTCTTGAAAATCAACTTCACTTAAAATAAATTTTGTTGCAGCATCCACAACTTTAAAATGATGTGGAGCATTAAACTTAATATCTTCTTCATGTAACACTTCTGTATATTTATTGGTTAATAAATCATGTTCTAATTTCTTCATTATCCGTTTCTCCCTCTCATTCCCTTTTTACGACTGTTCCGATAATGCTGTTGCTCTTTCTTTTCTTTTAAGAGCTTAGCCTTTTCCCTACGTTCAAACTTCAATTCCCCTTTCAAAGAGGAAATCCGCTTTCGTAAACCATATGATATTGCCTCTTGCTTTTTTAACTCTTCGTAAAGTCGTTCGCAGTCCTGGCACATATGGAACACTCCTAGTAATTAGATATCCACCTGAAAAGTAAACTTACTCCAATACTTACGATGAACGGCCATAGAATGATAAAAATATCGTATATCATTTTTTCTTCATTTCCACTGCACAAACATGCTCACGGTAAAATTTCACATTATCCAGATCATCACCGATTTCAAAAAAACCGTCTTTCTGATTCAAAGTAGCCTGCAGTTGCTCATACTGTTCAGCATTCAGTACAAGCTTTGTTTTGTTGCCACCTACAAACTTCACGATGACATGATAAAAAAGTTCTCTGTTTTTTCGCTTTGGATAATCAATCACTACGACAATAAAAATAACGAGTAATACTATAATTGCAAACAAGATATTGATTAAAATGATTCTCACCTACTTTCAGGGACCATTGGAGTGTTCGATTGCTGCTGAGCTTGTCCATATTCCTCTTTAAGGAATTCAATCCAAGCATTGCGCTCTTCCACAAATGCCAAAACGACAGCATCAGCACGGTCTGGGGAAGATAATCCACGCTTTTTCATATCTTCTTTTCGTTCCAACACGATTTTTCCTTTTGATGTCATCTTGTATTTTCTTGTGGTCAATTGAGAGATTAATTTATCATCATCCGGAAGCTCAATATCGGGATCCTCACCGCGCATCTTTTTGGAGAAGTTCTCTTCAAGCGCTTCACGAACAGTGGCCCATGTCTCCGTTCCCTTATTGTCATAATGGTCATCGTCGGAAGAAGATCCGTTGTTAATGGGGATGATTTCATAAGGTAATCCCTGCTCTTGTACTGCTTCAGTGAGTTCATCAGTTACACCACCACCAACGCCGCTGTCATCGACCTTTATCCTTACCCTGACAATGCTTGGATACTTTTCACGGTAATCTCTTGCAGCTGATAAAACATAACCCGTGGTCGCTGTCGTGCTTGTTTTTCCGTATGTTCGCAGGTCAAACACTTTCCCGGCTATTCTTGGTGCTATAACCGTTTCATCATCTCCATACCGGGAAACGTCCACACCAAGATGTAAAACGTCACCAGTAGACTTTAGGTTCGTATTAACCGCGCCTTCTGCAAACTCAAGAGGAATAAACGTATCTGCTTCAGCTTTTGGAAAATCACCAAGCACGCGGACTCGGTATACATCGCTACCCTCGTTGTACTTTCGCTTGAGCATTTCAATGTTTTCTTTGCTTGTCCGCGGACTGTCTAAGCTGGATACTTTATGAGTTTTATAATCTGCGCGATCTCGATTGTGTGAATCATAAAATGTACCACTTGTCCTAGTTGGGTTCCCGCACATAAGGAGTTTGTTGTTTTTCCCTGACAAGGTACCAAGTATTGCTTCCATGATTGGATCTGCTACCCCGGACGCCTCATCCACGATAAACAGCATATAATCCTCATGGAATCCTTGCATGTTCTCAGGTTTGGTTGCTGTCCTGGCTGTTGCAAACCATCGTTCCTCATAGTTTCGCATGTATATCTTTGTTTTTGTCCACTTCAATATTTTCTTAAGAAGATGACTCTTAGACTGCCATTTATTAATCTCTGCCCATAGAACATCATGCAGTTGTTGTCTGGTTGGTGCAGTGGCCACGACTTTTGGGTAAGGAAAGCATGACAAAAACCACAAGGTTACCGATGCTTCTAATCCGGTCTTTCCTACTCCTTGCCCAGAACGGACCGAAACACGAGGAGAATTTGCAATGTCATTTAAAACTTCTTCTTGCCATGGGTCAGGATAAAACTGCAATACTTCTTGGCAAAAAAGAACCGGTTGCTTACGGTAAATAGGAATCTTCTTTTTGAACGCTTGTAAGCGATTATTCTTCATCTTCCGTCACCGCTTCAACCCATTCGTCGATTAGATCATCATCACTGTCGCCATTACCTTTTAGCTTTTCAATTTCAGCTTTGGTTTTATCAATGCCTAGTTGCATTTTTTCAAGCTTCAAACGGCGCTCATCGTCTTCATGGGCTAACTCATTAAACTGCTTAATAAGGCTCCGAAGCTCACTCATCGCTCTTGATTGAGCATTAAGGAAAGTAGCATGTTTATCCCAAGCAAATTGGATTTCCCATTCTGTTTCCTCGCTTGTCATAGTGTCGGAATGAGCGCTTTTTTCTTTCTTAATTTCTTTTGTCATATCATCCTGATCTTGCACAAACATAATTCGTTGAGCTCGAATAATAGCAGCGTACTGAATTTGTATTTGATCCCAAATCAAATCAGCTGGTTCCGCTTTATCCAACATCCCCATAATTTCAAGAGTTTCCTTGGGAATGTACCGACTGAACAAGCCATGTTTCAACGCAAAGGTGTTGCGTTCGGGGAATTTCTGCGAAGGATGAGGATTCCCACTTCTATTTTTTTGTTTACTATTTGGCGATCGTGCCTTTTTGGTTGTTTTCTTCTTTTGTTGTACAACGTTTTTCTTTTTTTGTTGTACAACATTCCATTTATCACGCTGTTTCCAAACCGCTATTTTCTTTTCATCGGTAGATAAAAGGTGTGCGATTTCCCGATTGGTGATATTTCCGTCATGCTGCTTCCATATCTCATATGCTTTATCCCGATTCGGATCTCTTTCTCTCGCCATTCAATACCACCTCACCTCCGAGGAAAAGATAACTTTTTTAATATCGTTTATTTCTTACTGCGCCGTGTTTTCTTGTATAGGTTGGCATGAATTCACCGCGAAGTTCTTTCCATTCACGTTCAGATAAACGTTCTTCTTTATGTTTCGGTGACTTCTTATCCGGTTTCTTTTTATCATCCTTCATATCCATCACCCTTCTGTCTGTAAAATTAGTTATGTATGTATAAGCCATCTTTTTAGGTAGATGGCAACCCCTGTGAGCTCAACCTTACGCGTTACAGTCACGCAGGAATGGAGGTAGATAATAACCTTGCAGATCGTTGGTAGGAAGGGGATAACTCTGCAAGTCAGGTTGAGCGTAAACGGAATATAAAGAAAAAAAGCGATACTCATTTGAGTACCGCCTAAATATGTGGTAAAAATATTTAATTCACAACTAGTCTTGTCGGAACTAGCAAGAATTTAGTTTGCGAATTGTTTCCGCAACTCGCAAAAATAGTCATCGTAAGATGACAGAGCATTTGAGAAGTGGAGAAGCGAGAAAATTATGCCTCGCCTGTCCTGCCTTCCATTTTACACCGCCGATTTTTCTCCATGCAAAAGTTTGGAAAAAGTCGTATTTGATTGGATTTGGGACTTGATGTCAGCTCGAAACTTATCAATTGAATCCGGAGAAACTTCTAAATGTGCTGCAATCTGTCGCCTTGTCATGCCACTTAACATACAGTCATATACTATTTTAAGAATTTCTCTATCCAAGAAGTCGCCGGCGCTTTCAATGGCGATGACTCTTCTCTGGTAATCTTCTAATCTCGTAAGTTGCTTTTGTTCGCGTATGTCCATATCTTTTAATTCTTCTAAGCTTTTCCCTGAGCTACCTTTTGGCATGGCAGCCTCGATCCCGTACTGGGCCACACCCCAGGAACGCATAGGAAAAGATTTTCCAAAGATTATTTTTTGAAGTCGTTCGATTTCCCTTTTCATCATACGATAATCACGAATCAACTCTGTTATATTTATCAAATTCATTAAAACGCCACCTTATGTTTTACTCCTTCTAGAATGGAAGTCGTAACTAAGCATCTTTCCACTGATATCCATTTGCAGAGTATCTTTTTCCATTTATAACTTTTCTAATATTTTGCCTCGGTGTATTGGTTATACGTTCGGCTTCACTTATAGAATTAAATTGATTAATAATTATCCCATGTTTTATTTGGTAAACAGCTTTTTTCTTCTTCCCTGCCTCCTCACTTCTCTCATTTAATCCAATTTTGAAAGCGTGATTTATATTTTCAGATTGTGTATTCCATTCTAGATTTTTTACAGAGTTATCTTTCTTATTTCCGTTAATATGATTGATTTGCGATTTATTCGTTGGATTAGGTATAAATGCATCAGCAACTAATCTATGAACTCTCACAGATTTTCTTTTACCTTTAAAACATAGATCTACTGTTAAATATCCTTTTCCAGTTAAAAAAGGTTTTAAAATGTTCGTTCCATATCTAAGGCTTTTAATTCTGCCTAAATTACTAACTTGATACAACCCATCAAAACCTTTAATATCCTTCCAAACTTCTTTATTTAACACGTTATACCACTCCTTAGAAAGGTAAGTCATCACTCGATAAGTCGATTTGTTGGTTTCCTACAAATGGGTCCTCTTCCATACGAGTAAAACCGCTATTCCGCCCCGTATCCGCATTATTTTTATTCTGACTTGTGTTTGTATTCGGTTGATTATTCCCATTCTTAGGCTCAAGAAATTGAACCGATTCCGCCAGTACTTCCGTCACGTAAATTTTTTTACCATCCTGCCCGTCATAATTTCTCGTTTGAATCCTCCCGTCGACTCCGGCAAGACTTCCTTTTTTCAAGAAATTTGCCACGTTTTCGGCAGCCTTTTTCCATACAACCACACTGATAAAATCTGCTTCCTGTTCACCATTTTCTTTCTTAAAGTTTCGGTTCACAGCAAGTGTAAATGTTGCGACCGGAACACCGTTTGGGGTATATCTAAGGTCGGGATCTTTTGTAAGACGGCCGACAAGCACGGTACGATTCATCACTGTTTATTCCTCCTTTTCTTGCTATACAATTTGGTCGTAAGACATACTACTTTTCTTTTTTGAAGGCATCGTCATAATGTCCTTTAATATCTTCAAGTTTTAGATATGAGTATATTTCAGCTAACATATCTTTAATCTCTGCCTTCTGACGTATTGCGTAATTCTTATACACCTCTACGTCAAGTAAACCTTCTTCTACCATACCTGAAGCTAATTCTACCTTTCCTGTACGGTCAGCTATTTCATTTCCCATTGACTTTATTTTGTTTCTTGCATATCCAGTAAAATGTATTTCTTCATTGATTTTTTGCATTTCAACTCTGTTCAAATTTATTCCTCCCTTAAGACACAATTTCATTCAATTGTTCTTTATTTTCTTTTTACGATCGTTGATTTTACTCCGGATGTCTGCGATTATAATTCCTGTTTTCGTTAACTCAGCATCATTAAAAATTAAATGGTTTTGATTCAACCGCGCTAATTGATTACGAGTAATCAGTTGCAAATTATCCAAAGAAAGATTGATCCTATTTCCATCAAGAAATATTACACAGTGTCCTTTTGGTATCGGACCGTTAGCCTCTTCCCAGACAACAGAATGTTTAAGTCTCCATTTATTCGGATCAGCCACTTTCACTTCAATATACCCATCAACATTAACTCTTTCCGATCCAACAGGCCTGTAATTTTTAGGTTTATGGCCCTTTTTAAAAGATGTCCTGTTGCCGCCAACGTTATATAAACCTTTTGTACCTTTATTGACAGGAACTTGACCAAGTTCAAATCTCCCGGTTAATCCGCTGTTTAATTTGCGATTGGCTTTAAAGGTCTTGACTTGAGTAACGCTTAAATTTAAGTCAAATTGTTCGTTAATCATTTCTGATAATTCTTTGTTGCTTCGGCCTTTGTAATGCTCTATGATGAAGGCTGCTTGCTCTGGAGTGTAACGGTGCGCCATATTATCCCTCCAGCATTTTAGGTTTCTCTTTTTCTATAACTGTACGTCCATCGCCGTTATAAGCTACCTGAGCCTTTAACACCAAATTTCCGTTTGAAATGATTTGAGATGCGATCTTGGAAACTGCCTCTGCTCTCTTGATTTCTTCGGTTAATTTTTCCCCTTCAATATCTTCATCACTTAAACGCTCAAGCTGCGCAAATAAATGATTATTTAAATCTCCAAGTGTGTTTTTCATTTTCTCCATCCTTCCGAATTTTTTATTAAAGCCAGGAGCCTCGATTAACTCCCGGCTCCAACATTCTAAATAACTAAACCGCCATCAACTGGGATTACTGCACCGTTGATGTATTGACCCATGTCACTCGCCAAAAATAAGAAAGTATTTGCAATATCATTTGGATCCCCTAATCTATGAAGAGGCACCTTTTTCTCCATGCCCTCTAATACCTCAGGTGGCATTGCTGCCGTCATTGGAGTTTTGATGAATCCCGGGGCAACCGCATTAGCTGTAATCCCTTTTCGTCCCAATTCTTTCGCCCATGTTTGAGTCATGGCAATGACTGCCGCTTTAGCTGCTGCGTATTGGGTTTGTCCAAAGTTACCGAATCTTCCGACGATGCTAGATGTACTGATAATCCTTCCGTATTTTTGTTGAATCATGTAAGGTACCACTGCTTTTGAACAATTAAAGACACCGGTTTGGTTCACTGCAATTACTTGATCCCATTGTTCGTGAGTCATCTTGGCTAATGTGGCATCCCTTGTTATTCCTGCGTTATTGACCAACACATCGATTCTTCCAAAAGTGTGCATCACATGCCAAACCATATCATTCACCGATTCACGATCTGCCACATTCACTCTCAAAGCTATGGCTATGCCTCCAGATTCATTAATTTCTTCCGAAACCCTTTTTGCTTCTTCAAAATTCCAATCAGCAACCACTACCTTACTACCCTCTTTAGCAAATACCTTAGCTGTAGTTTCCCCAATACCTGAACCCGCACCGGTAATAACACTTACACGATTATTCAACATCATCTTCATTTCCTCCCTTTTCTTTTAACAATTGATAAAAATCAGTTTTAAGGTTCTTAGCCAGACACCAATCAATTGCAAGATCATGGAGGAAAGTGGTGTCAAATCCATCTTCTAAATCAGCCGGATAAATTTCATCTTCATGAAGATCTATCGCTGTATCGAATTTATTACCATACTTGTTTTTAACCAATTGAACCTTGTATTTCTTGGTTGTATCGTCACACTCTAAGATGTATCCCACAAAGTCTTTGTACGTCCAACTTGCTACTCGAATCCATTCGCCGATTGAATACATCCTATTTGCTCCTTTCGGTTGTTCCATCACTTCCTGTTCCTCTGGATGCAAAGCTTGATACCACATTTCCGATAGTTCCGCGCAACTACTTCGTTCCATTTTGGCCACTCCAATTTTCAAATTTGTTTAATAAAAACAATCTGATTTTCGTAGCTGTTTTATCTCCGATGCCAGGGATATCCTCGAGGCCTTCAAGTAAATTCACTAGATTTTCAATATCCGATTCACGCTGCTGTTTTACACCTGCCGCGAAGCCACTATGCCAAGCCTTCATAAGTACCGGATCGATAGGAGAAGGACTAAATTTCCCTTTTTTCATTGCCTTACCCATTTAAAATTCCTGCTTTCACCCAGATGTTTCTCCATGCCTTAGCTGTCTTGAACTCATGAACTTCTTTCTTTCTTTGAACAATTGTTCTTTTTAACCGCCTTTTTCGCTTTAGTTTGTTCGGCAATTTTCTTTCTCTCCTTCCGTTTTTTTGCTAATTGGTCTAGCTCAATCCAACCCCCATCAATCTTGCTGTATGTAACAAGTGATAGTTTGTGAGGATACTTGAATTCGAATAGTTTTCTCTTAATCTTAAAAGCTTCCGTTTCCATTCCCTTTACGTCCACAACCTCGATGCTGCCATCCAAATGATGAACTTCAAAATCTGCGATGTATTCCATCTTACGGAATTTCTGGCCATTCTTTTGGAACGCTTCTAGAAGTAAATATCTTGGTTGCAGTCGAAAAAACAATATTTGCTTATTGGCTTCCCGGAGCTTTAAATCTTCGTAATATCTAGCTTCTATTCGACTGTCAAAAACATGACCATCTATTTCAACTTTCTTAGAGTGATACTTTGTTGTCACTTTCCTTACTCCCAACCAAATCATCAATTGTTATTTGCCCCTCAGGAGGCTCATTTTCTAGTTTCTTTACCTTTACCTCACAAACTGGACCTATACCCTTCTCAATGCTTTTCTTGCTTTTTAACGGCCGATTACAAACTGGACAGATCATTCATTGACACCTTCTTTTTCTTAACTAGATCGATAAGCTTGTCCAATACACCAGAAATCGCTTGTTTTTGTTTTTTTTCAATCTTTTTCTGCTGCCGCCTTTTCATCAATATCCGTTCTCCTGACGTTGATGATTGATATCCATTTTTTCAAAATAAGCAAATTCAATTTCTTCCCAGGTAAACCCAAGTGCAGCACCTAAAGTAATAAAGTTTTGAAGTAAAAATTTATAATTATCTCTATCAGGGAATTCAAAAAAGTTCATCACGGATTTAAAAACCTGCAAAAAGTAAATGTTGATATCCCCATTTGCTTCAGGAAAATACATTTTTTCTTTGAAGTTAAGATAACAATACGTTTCAATGCCCAAATCCAAAATAAAGTGTAATCCATCTACAAATTCCTCTAAGACAACTTTTTCTGGACTTCTAGCTTTATTACTCCAGAATTTAAAACAACGCTCTTCGTTTGCGCATTCTCCAAGCTCAACCAACAGGGCTAAAATCTTTTTGCTAAATCTGTTTTCTTTCGGCTGTCGCGGATGATTTTTTTCAATATGGTCCATCAATACTTTTTGAACATCAAATAATTTATTTATATTTATCAAAACAATCCGCCTCTTCTTCGTTTTATCTTGTCAATCCTAGCTAAGTGCATATTGGCCAACATAATTTCAGCAACCGGACGATTAAAATATTTAGCTGCATATTTCACACTGAGCTCTTGTTCCCAAATCATGCTTAATTCGCGGAGCTCCCACCAATCCCATAAAAAATCAAGATGTTCTAAGAGTATGACGACTGGATATTCAATCCGATCTTTTTCACTGGTTGCCAAATGAATAAGAGCAATTAAAACCTCATCAGGATCACGGGCAAAGTATTTAGTGATTTCCTGAACCGAATACCCTTTTGCTTTAAGCTCCCTTAACCATCTCAAATGTTTACGGGGCCAATAATAATTTAAGTCATCCAATACAATCACACGATTTAATCTAGGTTTTCGTAAACACCCTTCGTTATAGGGAATTTCCTTTACGTATCTTCCCTTAGCCACTTTATTCACCACCTTATCGAAACCATTTATGATCTGGATGATCAATATCTACCTGTCTCATTTCTGCTAACACTAATTCATGAAGTAAATCTTTGTAGGTTAATTCTTGAATGGGTTTCCCTTGCTGTGTATGGGTGATACCTAATTCATTAAATCTTTCTAAAACAAACTCATGTTTCATTTGCTTTTGAAGTTTCATAGCATTATAGAGAACGCCCAAGTTATTCACCTCATTTTGTCGTAAGACGTCGTTAATCTTCTTCTTCCTCTTCATCAAAAACGGTTATATTAACCTCAATTGTTGAGTCACACTCAAAGCAATCAAAATACTCCGAATTGCTTAAATCATACTCATGTAAATTTGCTCCACATCTTGGGCAGTAGTTGATTGTTCCTTCTTTCCATCTTTCACTAGTTGTTATAGGCTGTACGACAAAGTTCGTATAACAATCCATAGGTCGAGATAGAAGGACTTTGCCTGCTTTAATTGCTTGGTCATACGTTAAATCATCAGTTGTACCTGTTAGGGTTAAACCGTGGTCATTTTCTTTTGTTTGAGCGATGATACGATACTTCATTTTTTCTTCGGTTTTTTCCATTTTCAACTCTCCTTTTTAAGACGTATTTTCGCTTCAATCAAAAACCAAAACTGTAACCTCAATATGATCGGACTCTAACTTGTCATTGATGATCTGCACTAAACTTTCCTTTGCCATTTCGATAAACTGTCGCTTATGAAAGGGAGAAAGGCTGTTAAACTGCTCAATTTCTTCCTGACCCAATGTATAATCCGATTTGATGACCGTTCTGATTTTCAATCTCTACACCGCTGTAAATCAGCTTGCTCCATCATCTCGATATACCTGCCGAACCTGTAACCCTTTAGCAGCACGTTGATTTCATGTTCTGTGAGCTTCCGCTTCCACTCTTGCTCTAGGTGAAAAATCACTTCATTTTCAGAAATTTTGTCATACTCAAATCCGATCATGTCTTCACTCTCCTAATTGTTGTTTAATAAACAGAGATGAAAACAGATCCTTATCATCCTTCAGCCGTGCATTCTCTTCAGCCAACCTCAAATTCTCTTCTGACATTTTGTAAAAGCTGTTTAACCTCGAATTGTTTTTCATCATTTTCAACTGAGCAATGAGCTTGGTTTCCTGGAGCTTGTACAGTTCAACTTCCTTCATCAGCCGGTCGTTCTGATCTAGCAAAACAAAATTAGCTTTCAGATACATTTCCTTGACGTTTTCTAGTTGGGCGATTCTTTCTTTCTGTTGCAAGTTCATTTGCATCAAGTCCCGAATAGCAAGATCTTTTTCCGCATGCTTTTCGGCCATGGTGCCATTTTCTTCTTCCAGCTGTTCGACCGTGTCAATAAGCCATTGAATTTCATTCAGATACATACGACCACGATTAAAATTAGATATGACAGTTTCTATATTCATTTGATTCCCTCCGTTTTTGTTATCATTTCATCCGCCCAAGCTATAATTTTGTCTAACCTGGCATTTATAACTTCTTTCGATTCCGGTCCACACACCGGGCAACAGCTTGTCCGATGGAAATAGCTGCCCGATTTGTAGACCACATGTGTTCCGTTGCAAAGCTTACACATATAAGCCTCCTAAAATGGTATATTGCTTGTCCTCTTGTCCTTCGTTTCTTTGAAAAGCACATATTTAGGCTTTTTAAATAAACGAGAGATCAGCTTTTTATCGTACATACTGAACAAAGTTTTGCTATCTAAATTGGTTGTAACGATGGTTGCTTTGTCCTGTCTTACTGTTGTAATCCCATATAAAACTCGCTGAACAAAGTCTGTTGCTGTTTTTGTTGTATCTATGGCACCCGTCTCAGCTCCAATATCATCAAGCACCAGATAATCTACTGTTGATAATAATTCGTTGAAGTATTCTTCTGAGTACTTACTGTCTTTATTGCTGAAGGTATCCTTAATCTTTCTCAACATGGCATCCACACTGACGAATAAACAGGAACACTTTCTGGTTTCATTCAATTCATAAAGAGTTGAATAGGCTAAGTGACTTTTACCGGTACCTTGCTTTCCTTGAAGGATGAGATTGAAAATTTCGCCTTTTTTATACCGTTCTAGGCATTGTAAAACAGTATCTTTATTGGCCGTTTCTTCTTCTTCTGCAGTATTGTATGTTGAAAACCTGGCATCCAATAAGGTTTTGTCTTCCGTAATGCTTTTTGTAAAAAGAGTGTTGTATTTTTCGTTAATAAGCTGCTGATCATAACTAGCTTGTATTTTTTCTTGCATGAGCAGGTGTTCTTTTTCTAGCTCGCATCTGGGACAAACAACATTTCCATTAATAATCATTTTTCGAATAGGATTAGGTTCTTCTTTACCGTTCTTGAAAAAAGAATGCTTGTCGCAATAGTCAGAATGGAATTCCATTCTCCCTCGCAAACTGCTCAGCGGCTGCAATTTTTCCACTGTCTACCCTCCCTTGTCTCAGACCTCTGTTTTCAAACTCTTTGTCTAGGTCTTGTACATCAGTTAAAGTACGAACATTTTGATTGGCCCAGTTTCTAAGAATGCCCTCCGCATAACTCCACTTTTTCTGTTGGGCTAATGCACGCTTCATGGCTTCAATGACAATTTCTTCGCTTAGATCGTTTACCCATGATGCTATTTGCTGACCGATAAAAGAATTAAGAGGCCCAAAATTTTGCTGGTAAAAATCATCAGCCACCACATTTTGTCTTTCTTGTTGTTGTTCTTTTTCTTCTTCTTGTTCTCTTTCTTCTTCTTGTTCTTCCCCCTGGTCTATGCATACCGTTCCTATAGGGTATCCATACCGTATGCATAGTGTATAAAATGCTTTAATGAAACTTTTATTTTTAATTGATTCAAGTTCTTTTTTTATACAAGAGATAACTGTTGTACTTTTGATGGCATTATACTTAACCCAATTAATCAGCATGATTTCCTTTGTTGATTCATCATAGAGAACCTTTCCGTAATCAATAAATCGTTGGAGCAATTTATCAACCGTTTCCCGGTTGTATCCAGTTTCCGTTTCTATAATTCGCTTGGGTAATTCATAAATGCCGCATTGGGACGTTTTGCTGTTTGTCATCAGGTAAATATAAAAGTATTTTTCTTCTGGAGTCAGATCCAGAACAAAACCATCCTGCCAAAATTCAACGTGCACTTGCCTGAATTTAGCCATTTTGTTCACTTCCTTGTTATAGAAACTCGTAAGATGTGATAAAATAAGGTATGATAATTTTTCTTTTGTTCCTGATGTTGGTAGCATCAGGATTTTTTTGTAATTAATTCACCGGCTGCTACATCATCTATTTCCTCGGTACCGCAATTTGGACAACAAATTTCAGATTGATCTTCTAGTGCTTGTTCAACTGCGAATAAAACTCCACAATCTCCACATTCGTAAACATGTACCGGAACATTCATGACCTCAACTCCTCTCAATCCGCTATCCCACAAACCCATGCAGCTAACATTCCGAAAAACATGAGTGATGCGATTCCGATTACCGCGATTTCCATTATGCCGACACCCTCTCATAGAGCTTTAATAAAAACTCTCTCCCCAACTGAGTGAATCTGCGATGATAGATAACCTTTCCATTGTCCAATACATCCTGCTTAATTTCGACATACCCTTTATCTGCATATTTGCTGTAGAAAACCCAGGTATTGTTTTGTTTGAACTGAATCCTCTTATTCTCTAAATCTTTATTTAAAGCAGTAGCAGATTTGAATCCTAATTCTTTAGCAATTTCTGTCGCTGTATACGTTTTATTTACATGCATGAGAATGTGATTGGTCTTTTCCGCTTCAATGCGCTTTTGTTTTTCATCTTTTAATGCAGTTAGAAGGCCGATCATGTAGTCTGGATCATTAAGAGTTCTTTCCAGAACATCATCTGTCATGTAAGCTCCGTGTTTACGAATCGATGGGATGACTTCTATTGCCAGCCACTTTTGAAAATCTATCGCTAATTTTGTTTCACCTTTGAAGGCTAAAAGATAAACTATACTTTCTGGTAACAAATCCCCTTCGCCCACCTGCTGGTCGAAACCAACTTCCGCTAAATATCCATTTACACGTGACCATCTCACCGAGGTGTATTGTTTTCCGTTTTTTGCTTCTGTTTTTACAAAACCCAAACTTCTGGCTGTGACGCCTGCTTCAAACATTACCTCGTCATTTTCCAATTTAGCTGCAACTTCAAACAGGTTGTTTTTAAAAACTTTTAATTCGTGCACTTGCTACCCTTCTTTCGTTGTTGATCTTCCATCAACCTGATTAAACCGGTAATAACTTTTTTAACATCGATTGTAGTTTTCAACTTTTCCTCCCCTTTCGTTGGCGGTCAAATCGCCAATACCGACAATTACTTCCCTCCCTTCAGACCCTTTTTAAGTAATTCAGTGATAAAAGCCGAACGAGATATTACTCTTTTTTCTTCATGGATTTTTGCTAGTCGAGAGTTTTCAAGCTTGTCCAGCAGTTCCCGATCTATTGTTAGGTTGATACATGGCTTCATATTGTCACCTCCTTCCAACTCTAGTGGTCTGTTGGACTTTCTGCCTTTATTATACTTCCTTCAAGTCTAGTGGTCTAGTGGTTTATTGTAGTTCATTGTACCTATTTTTATTGGTCTAGTGGTATAACGGATTGTATTGAACATACAATGTAGGTTAAGCTATTATTAAATTAATTATTTTTAAAAAGGAGGTAATTCATATGTCTGGACATAAGAAAACCCCTAATGCTAAACCAATTATTAACATCACAATAGATGATGAACTTCTAAAAAAAGTTGAGGATTACCAATTTGAAAACCGAATAAAAAACCGTTCTGAAGCTATAAGGCAGTTACTATTAAAAGCTATGGACGACCTGGAGGAAAAAACTCCACAACCATCAAAAGGTTATTCTTTAAACTTAGAAATAGACGGTAGAAAAATACCAGAAGAAGAAGTTGATGATTTTTTACTTCGCGAATATGGTATCGAAATAAAAGAAACTAATGCTGGCTTAGATTTTTATTATGTGCTTGATGATTCTGGAACTCCTAGTTATGTTGGCGTCCAATCAAAATCAAGCGATCGCCTCAAAAACCATTTACAAAACGTTGGTTCGACTAAAATTATTTATATGTCTGATTTACGTCATTCTGCTACTCCAGAGGATTTTAGTCATTTAACAAAGCTTGAAAAGAAACAGGGATAACGGGAGGAGGGATCCTCCCTTTGTTCGTAATGTTCACTAACCTCTTAATCGTTCCATTTGTTCATCATTTAAGATAATGGTTGTATCCGTAAAAACGATTTGATTTACATATTCTTCATTTTCAAGGTGTGCAGATAAAAAGACTATTCTTTCATCCCTTAAATCAATTGTTTTGATACTTTTGTAAATATTCGCACGCAAACGCACCGCTAAACCCTTGTAACATAACGACTTTCGAACCGCATAATTCCCATTCATTAGAATTCACAGTCCAAATTTGACCATCATAGTGTTCTGCCTCTCCGCATGTGTGCATTACAACTTTATCGCCTTTTTTAAGCACTTCTTTTCATCTCCTTTTATGTCGTCTTTTCATTCAAAAAGATGTATTTACTTTTCCTCAAACTTAAACTTATCCACCACATCCGCCACGAAAGCTAAATTCGTTGGTCTCATATCATAAAACTGGTAAAAGGGATGATGTTTGTTTTTATCAAAAGATATGTCAATGGCATATCGTATGGATCTTTCTACCCCAGCATAGGAAACGTTATACATCTCAGCGATCTCTGGATATATTTCTTTAGTTATTTTCTTCATATTTGGATTTTTGTAAAATAACTTGATTGCTTCCAGTAAGTAGGAATATCCGCTGAAACGAGCCGGTATTCCAAGCTCTTTTAGAAAAGCAGATATTTTGTAATCAAAGTTTTCAATTCGTTTTACTGGTTCCGGATCGGTGTATGTAATCTCAGCTGCAGGTGCAATTTCTTCGGCCGCTTCAAAACCTAAATTTTGTAGAAATTCATTTTGCTGGATTAATAGAGTTTTAATGGACTCCAATTCTGCCATGAGCATGCCGATGGATGTTAAGTTTTTCATTTACATTCTCCTCTCTCATAATGAGAAGCTTAGGGGATAATAATCATTTTCCCGGTAAGCTCCATGATTTCTTTTTTAAATAACTCTGCATTGCTATTAGTGTCACTCAAATGAAGCAGCCATATTTCTTGTACTTTTGATAGATCATTCGCCCTTAAAAATTCCTTCACATTCTCGAGGCTAAAATGTGAGCGCATGAGTCGTTTTTTCATGGCCGCCGGCACAATCCCGTTAAAGATGTTTTCTTTTAAAATCTCCATGGAATAGTTAGCTTCAACCATAATGTGAGTCAGCCCTTGAAACCTGTGTTTAATGTAGTAAGTATCCGTAGCAAAAAGAAGTTTATCTCCTGCTGTATTGGTAAGTAAGAATCCAAATGGTTCACTAACATCATGTTGAATATCAAACGGGAGAATCATCCAGGTGCCAATTCTGAATGGTTTTCCAGCTTCTACAGGCTTTGCTCGATGATTTATAATATTAAGCGAATCAAAAGTTCCTTTAGAAGCGTACACGTCAATTCCGGCTTTCAGGATATCTTTTAAAGCCTTGGAATGATCTCCATGCTCATGGCTTATTAAGCAGCCAGCAATTGATGAGGTCCGGAAGTTAAGACCAATCTGAATATTCTTAAACTTAATTCCAGCTTCCAATAACAATTGGGTATGGCCATCGGTAACCCAATAGCTGTTACCAGCAGATGAGCTACCGAATGCCTTGATCTCGATCACCAGGAAGGACCGTCCGTTCCTACCGTTTCAAATTGCATTTGGTCTTGCATTTCTTGTTTCATTTCCATCTGTTCCGGAGGATTATTTTCAATTTGTTTTGTATCTTCTTTGTTTACTTCAAATTCAACATCAATGATTTCCCCATTGGCATTGTTACGGATTTCCTCTTCCACTGCAGCTTCCTCAGCCACCTCATCGGCTCGGTTAATATGCTGCATTACCAAACTGCTATCATCCGAGGAGTTCAAGAATTTCTTGCAAGCACGGTTTATAACTGTTTTCTTTGCCATTTCTTGTTTGAATTCATCATGTGTACTGCCTTTTTGCTCTTGAGTTTGTTCCTTACCCCATGTTTGAGATTTACTCCACGCCTTGCGAATCTCATCAATAGTCATTAATTCGTGATAAACAGAACCGTCTGGCATCACTATGTTTGCGTAGGCTCCAATGATTTTATCTTTGTTGATGTTTCCAAATTTCTGTTTATGAGTAAGATTGGTGATACGTCCATTTACCATTTCGTAATCAACCTCATCTCCCTCATAGATCACAGCTGCATCAATGTCCTTTGCACCGGTTACACGTTTAGTGACAGCCATCGTACCAAAATAAGAACGCTGGAATACTAACTGCTTACCGTAAACGAGAAAATAACCTTGTTTTTTAGCAGGATTTAAGCCTTGTACTACCATATCCAAAAGGGCATTGGCAACGCTGTCCCTAGTGCAAACTTCTAATGCAGGACGATATCCATCGTTTTTACCTGATTTGATAGTCTGGAGTATTAACCATGCTGATTTCATTGCGTTTTCCGGGCTGTAATTAGCAGGAAAGTGAAGCTCCCCATTTTCCTGAAATTGTTTTACCTTTGCTGCCACGATATCCACTGTGTCCTTTTTTACCATTGCCAACTGATTTTGATTGCTCATTCTTTTTCCTCCTCATCCTCATAAACAAATTTGACTTTTTTTCCATTGTGTTCGATTAAGAAATTTTTTAATAAACTAGCAAATTGTGAGGCCCCTACAATATCACGCTCCAATGTTGCATCTTCTGGGCATTCATAAAGTGGGTAAGTGCTAAAGCATTCTTTATCATTGATAAATAGTGTTTCGTGACTAGCTCCATCAGAATTGGAGCCAGTCACAATTTTCACTGTTATAATTTCAATCATGCAATTACCTCGACATCAACGGGTATTAGATTATTATCATCAAGTTCGACTCTTAACTGTTTGTCTGGCTGGGAGACAACTAAGCTAATAACCTGAGCATCCATATCGATTAACTTGGTTACAGCCTCGGCATTGTCCACGAAAATCGGTGCTGAGAAACCATAATGTTGAGACAGAGTTGAAATAATATCCAAACCAACATTGATTCGGGCCGCATTGTTTAAGCCGCTAGAATATGGGACTCCGTCAAAAGTCGTTTCACAAACCTCGGTAAGTCCACCATTGATTTGCTGGTCAAACAATTTGAATCGAGCATACTTAAACTTGCTGTTAATACGATCCTCAAGAAGATTAACCTTTGTACGGATAAACTCTTCCGTTAAATATAGCTCGTGCTCAAGTTTTTCAAATTCGGCAGCCAGATCACGTTGCTGTGTTTCAAGTTCCTCGATCCTCTTTCTGGATTGATCAGCAAGAGCAAATTTACCAACTTCCCCTTGTAGCTGGTCACGTTCCACTTTTAGCTGAACGATCTCTGATTGAATATTCATAATAGATTGCTGAGAACTTTCCCTAATTAGCTTCATTTCTGCCTCAATGGCTACTCTTTCGTTTAATTTGGCAGTGTACTGTGGATTATCCAAAATATCTACAATCAAACTTTCTTGCTGTTTAAATTGTTCATTCAGTTTGCTAAGAAGAGTGTTTTTTTCAGTGATTTGACTATTGATTTTTTCGTATTCAACTGTCAATTTCTCATTTTGAGCGATGATACCTTGCTTCTTCTCGGCCCCTTGTTTACCTTTAGCGTTAATTTCTTCTAGTTTGGTGGATTTCGAAAGATTAAACTGTGACAAAGCTTTTTCTCTTGCCGCTTCCACTTGTGTAGCTGGTAAAGACTGACCACATGCTGGGCATTCACATGCATCTGTATGGGAGAAAGTCTGCTCATTCACTTCTTTCCATTCCTGTCGTAATTGAACAAGCTGATTTTCAATGTTTTTAATGTTTTCATCGTTGTAACTCTTTTGATTTTTAAGGTTTTGCATCTTTGAAGTCAGGATGGAAACATTCGACTGCTCTTCCTGAACCCTAGCTTTAAGTGAATATAATTGATCCTTAGAATCGGAATCATGTTCCTGTTTTATTTTTAAAAGTTCAATTTCGATGTCCTGAATAGCTTTTTGTTTGTCGGAGATGGCTTTTCCATTTTTAACACTGCTGATTTCAGTCATTTTTTCATCAATCAAGCCATTAAGAGTATTTATTTCTGTTTCGATGGACTCCTTATCCAATCCATTTACATCCGGAAGACTTCGCTGAATTTCATCAATACGAACCGGAATCTTTTCAAGCTCTTTATTGATTTCAGCCCGACGTGCTGCAATGATTTTTCGATGATTTTCAATGGAACGTCCCTGTAAAATGGAAGGTAAACTTGATAGAGAATCATCACTTGCAATTACTTCTTCGTCCGAAATGTCACCGCAAATTTCAAGCAATGTTTTCCGGCGATCCTGCCACTTCACTTGCTCATTGAAAAACGATGGGCTTGTAAGAAGTTTGAAGATATCTTCCTGGACAATCGATTCAATCTTCTTTGTGTATTCTTTTTTCTGAACAGGAACACCATCAATGTAGTAATCTGTAGTGTGTCCAGAAAACTCAGATGTTGCAGATCCGCGTTTTTTGGTCCATTTTTCATAAAAGACCTTCTTCAAGGTTAAAGGTAAACCGTTATATAAGAACTCAAGTTCAACAGAGTGTTCAAGGTTATGGATTTCTTTACCATCTTCATCTAAAGTTTTGATGGCAAAATCCTTTTTGTTTTGGCTGTCTTTATCAAACAAAACCCAAATGAATGAATCCATCAGAGTGGTTTTTCCCACTGCATTATCTCCGAAAACAGCTGCGTTTAGGCCGTTAAGAGACATTGTAAAATACGGAATTCCTTTAAAATTTCTAATTTCCATACGTGTAAGTGTTAATCGATTCATTATGTTTCCTCCTGAATTTACAAAATTGTTTATTTGTGGAGGTATGCTATTATGTAACTAGGTATGTTTTAACCTCCACCTTATGGCCGTGTTACAAGCGCGGTCATTTTAATTTAATGCTTCGCTGATTCACCCAGCGGATGAAGAATTTGAATAAGATTAAGGCTGTTTGGTCCTTGCTTTCCAGTACGTGCACCGGAGTGCCAGCTCTAGCTGTATAATGTAAATTTCCCTTGGTGAATTTGATCGACCTGACTAGGAAAGCTTTCATTTAATCTTCATTTCACCCCCTGTTTTTTGTTCCTCCAACATTCTTTTTTTTGCAATTGGCTTAATCAATTGGAGTAATAATTTCATGGTTTCACTTGATGGTTGGTTCATGGTGTCCTCCTTCTGTGACTTTCAGTTACATCTCATCTAAAAAAATATCACTGATCTTCACTTCTAACTTTTTTGCAATTGCAGATAATACTTTTAGACTAACGTTTACATCACTTTTGTTTTCCATTTTAGAAATATAATTCCTTGTTATTCCAGCTGCGGCAGCTAGTTCTTCTTGTGTTAGCTTTTTTTGTTTTCGCAATGCTGCTAATTGATTAATCATTTAATGACCTCCTTTCAATGTGACTGTGTGTTACTGTAATTATAGGTTACACTTATTGTAACCTATAGTCAATTATTTTTATGCAAAATAATAAACTTTTTTTCGCTATATGTTTACTGATAGTTACATTTTAGCTAAAATGAATAAATGAAAGGGTGAATTTCATGGAGAGCGATCTGCAAAGAGAGATTGGTCAAAAAATAAATAAGTTACGACTGAAAAGAAATTTAACGATGAAAGAACTTGGTGAGAGCTTAGGGGTTTCTCACGCTCATATATCAAAACTAGAAAGTGGGATTAACAGCCCCTCAGTAGATTTATTGGAGAAAATGGCTGATTATTTCAATATAGATATATCGTATTTCTTCGAGAAGGAAACGGATGATGAGATCATGTTTGAGCGAGACTTGTCATTGGAATCATTAAAAGATAAGTACAATCTTGAAATCGATGGCAAACCAGCGACAGATGAAGAAATAGAAGAAATGGTCAAATATATAAAAATATACCGGCTTATGAAGCAAAATGAACGCTCTTAGAAATTAAGAGCATTTCTTTTTTTCATTTTGCTCCATCTCTTTTTTGATTTTCGCAATAACTTCAGCTACATCGACAGTTTCTTTCACGGAAGAGGACCCCTTTAGGAACGTTTGTTCTTATTTTTATTATAATACAATTGATAACATAGTCAATATTAACTAACGGAGGTGGAACTTTTTTGTTCGAGGTTGGCAAGTGTCTACTTGCTGATCGATTAAAAAAAGCTGATTTAACCCAAGCAGAGTTGGCTGAATTGACAAACATACCGAAGTCACAAATTTCAGAATATGTAAACAATAAACATGTGATGTCTCTAGTCTCAGCTAAAACGATTGCTCATGCGTTAAATTGCAACATAGAAGATTTATACAAATGGAAATCGATCAGAGGCGCTAAACGCCGCTAGTATAGCGGATGTGCCTACTGCAAAGTTCGATAGATGCGAACTTGGTTTTATAAAAATTACCCATTTGTTTAATGGGTATAACCGACTATGCATTTTAACTAAATGGTTAAAATCTAAGACGATTATACTCCTAAAAAATTTACATAACAATAATATTTTTTACAATTTCGACAGGGATATTTTTACATTAACTTAGAAGTTAAATTTGCAGTAAAATAGTACTATATTTTTTTGAAAAATAGAGGTGTTTATTTGAAAAACAATCGTATTGATGAAGATGTAGGGAAAGAACAACAAGAAAAAATAAATTCACAAATTCAGACAGGATATTATTTAAAAACGTTACGTTTAGAACACGAATTATCGTTAACGGCATTAGGAAATAAATTAGGAGTTTCTGCTGCTTATTTAAGTAATGTGGAGACAGGGGTGAAACCTATGTCAGATCACTTCGTCCGACAAATAGCCGATTTCTATAAATTGGATGAAAATGTTCTTTTTGATCTGCTTGGCCGCGTTCCTTTGCTTGCAAGAGAACAACTAGACGAGGATAGCAATTTGCAACATCTTCTTAGCGAGATTAAACGCAATAAAAAATTAACAGAAGAGAAAAAACAAAAATTATTCCAACAAATGTACAACTTGTATAAAAACTTCCCTGAATAAGGAGTGATTTTAATCGTGGTACCAGCACACGGTCCTATAAATACATTGTTAACTTGGTCGATAAACCATTTCGGTTATGAGAAGGTCATATTTATTAAAGATACTATTCCTACATTAGCCGCTATTGTAATCGGGTTTTTTTTAGGTTTATTTGTAATGGCTTATGTTTTAAAGGATACACGTTTAGTTCCTGATCCTACAGCAGACAGAATGTTTGTTACTCAATTAGAGAAAAATCATCGGAGGAAATTATTTATCACAGTACCAGAAAAAGAAGCTGGAAGAATCCCATTGATTACAGGAGTAGTTCTTTATCTGAATGCAGCATTCGTTAAGTTTTTTCCTATCAAAAGGATACAATTTGTTAACACTTTACGAATACGTATTATGTTTATTGTATTGCTATTAATTATCTTAGCGTTCTGTTTATTTGCAATTAGTATTGATTTTCACTCCATCTTACCAAATGGTCATGGTGGATATAACATATATGAATTTAAATAGTAAAGACAGCTAGGAGATGTACTTATGAAAGTAGCAGCATATATAAGGGTTTCGACACATGAACAAGTCGAGGAAGGATACTCAATCCCTGCCCAACGAAACAAACTAGAAGCTTATGCCCTCTCTCAAGGTTGGGAGATCGTTCAGTTTTATGTAGATGAAGGTATTAGTGCGAAAGATATGGACAGACCGGAACTTCAACGGATGTTAAAAGGGGTAAAAGAAGGAATCTTTGATTGTGTCTTAGTATATAAATTAGACCGTCTTACACGCTCTGTATTGGATCTTTACCAATTATTAGACACATTCGATAAGCACAACTGCAAATTTAAGTCAGCGACTGAAATTTACGACACTACGACAGCGATTGGTCGTTTGTTTATCACATTAGTTTCCGCACTTGCACAATGGGAACGCGAAAATCTCGGAGAGCGTGTCAGCTTCGGGATGCAACAAAAAGCCAAAGAAGGAAAATGGACCGTAAGCACTCCGCCATTTGGTTATGATTCGAGTGATTCGACTCTTTCGATTAATCATTCGGAAGCTGCGATTGTAAAGGAAATATATTCATTGTATTTATCAGGAATGGGCATGTGGAAGATTGCCAAGAACTTAAATGATCGTGGATTAAAAACTCGCAGAAACAAACCTTGGGGTCAAAATTCAATTCACTATATCTTAACCAATCCAATATACAAGGGAACGACAAGATATAATTTTCGAGTCAATCATGAACAATATTTCGAAACGGAAGACGTAGCTCCGGTCATTATATCGGAAGATGAATTCAATTTAACTCAGCAAATGATGAATCAACGAAAAAATGTTCATCCTCGGCAGGCAACATCAAGATTTATTTTTAGCAAGGTGCTTAAATGTGCCCGTTGTGGATCTACCTTGGTTGGTAAGACATCGACTTCAAAAAGAGGAGATAAAAAATATTACTCTTATAGCTACATTTGCCAAAATAAGCTTCGGGGTACATGCGACTTACCAAACATAAACGAAAACTTTTTCGAACAAAAATTTATTCAGATGATGGATGAATGGGATGCTAGCAAAGAAGCAAAAGAACTAATAAATGATGAAATCGCTGTTTCAGTGGAAGACCAAGAAAGCAATATCAAACAATTTCAAGATGAACTAAAAAATATAGAGAACCGCCGTTCTAAATGGCAGTATGCCTGGGTGGGAGAAATGATATCAGATGAAGATTTCAAAAAGCGAATGAATGAGGAGAACGAAAAAGAAAAGATGATCCTCAAAGAGTTAAATGAATTAACTCCCCAAGAATCATCCCCCGCAGATACAAGTATAATTGAATATTGGACAGAATTAAAGGAAAACTGGAACCATATGGACGATCAAATGAAAAAACAATTTATCTTGATCGCTGTTAACTATATGATTGTGGATAAGGTGAACAAAAAAATAAAAGGTCCTGAGTCCATTGAAATCAAAGACTGGAAATTTAATTAACCAGTCTTTTTTGTTTTGCCTATTATACATACTGGGCATCTTGTATGTATAATAGGCACATGCAAAAAACTACAATCTACATTTAGGACAGATATACTCAGATCCTTTATAGGCTCCGCACTGATCACAATAATCGGTGTCTTCCCATTCGTTTTTCTTTTTCCACTCATCATAGGTCATTCGGTAAGAATCAGAACTATTCAAATAATCTTTGTAAGTCAAACGAGAAGGATTTCTTTTACGCATTGCCATCTTGGTAACCTCCTTTTTGTTTGTACTACATTGAATTAAACAGGCATCACCTCCTTTGATTCTTTAATCCGGTCTTCCACCTTCCCAGGCAACTTGGTAATAAATCTTGCATAGCCATCTTTGCACTTCACGTAATTCATCGAATGATATGGCTTCATGTTTGCTAAATCTTCTGCAGTAAAAGGATAAAGTTCATTTTTTAACTCGTTATAATTATCACGGTCACAGCCGGCAATCAGCATATAAGATGTATTAGCCGATCTTAACTCTCTTCTCATGTGTTTAAGCTGATTAATGTAATGGCAGCTGATAATCGGCTTACAAATAAACTTGGCGATTTGTGAGAGCTTTGAGGTCATGAATTTTTCACAGTTCTCCACCTGGTAAATTTCGTCCACCACAATGTTGACCTTTCTTCTCTGGCTCTTATCCCGGATTTTATCAGCCCTTACCTGAAGAGCTAACCATATCTTTGTCATCCAGTAAGTTGTTGCAATATCTCTTTCTCCTTGAGTAGGGAATTTGCTTTCAGGCATCCGGATACAGATAACCTGATTTTTTTGCATTTCTTCCACGAGATCCACATTGTTATCGATATCCTGTTTTAGCATCATTTCCATTTGAGTATTCCGTTTTAATACCGAAAGTCGGTCGATGATACCAACAATTAAACTTAACTTTGTACCTACAATCTCACCGTCTTTAATTTCATCCAGTTCTAATAAGGATTCGACATATTCACGCATGTATTCATGCTGCGCTTTCGGCACTTTTCGAATGAAATCATGACGTTCTCTCACGTTTTGTAAGACTCTGAATACATCTCGTATACTTCCAGTGTTTATAAAAACAACAAGTGATGCTGCTTCCAAGTACCTCTCCATTTTTGGAGATAGTCTGCTCTCATCTACATTAATAGCATTGATTAAGGCGAGTAAATTGGCGGTTTGACGCTTCGCATTCTCATACTGCAGGAAAACATCATCCGTGTGCCCTACTTCATTGTATCCGAGCCCTTGAATGTGGTTAGGGTCGCTGTTATCAATCACGAGCACTTTTTCTTTCGGAAAGAGAGCTGCGATATCATCGCTTAGTTCGCAGTTTTCAATAAAATCAAAGATAATGACACATTCCCCGTTTTCAATCGCATCGATCGCAAGATTGCCGATTAAATTTGATTTTCCTGCACGGGTGGGACCAATTAACAAGGTTAATAAATTACGGTAGTGCTCATAATTACTCAGATAGGCTTTTTGTTTTTTTCCACGATAGGTACTTTCCCCAATACACATGACACCTTTTTGTAAATCATCAGGTACCTCCGTCTCTTGTGTCTCCACCTTCTCGATAAAGTTATACTTTTCCAAGAGATCCCGGCCGGCAATCGAAATGAAGTTTTGTGCCTCTTCATCTCCTACCTTGTTAATTTCCGCACCTATGATTGAATAGGTAGTAAAATCAACAGGCTTTTTCAAGGACTTAGACATTAAACGATTGTCGCCTGTAATGGTTTCAAAGCTCTGCGCAAGGCTCCTAGCATTGTTCATTTGCCGTAATTTATCTTTACTTTCACTCATGACCATAATCTGAGTATTTAAGATGGTAGCTGTAGATTTTTTCATAGTGCAGGCACTAATTTTCTTTCCTCCGTTTAAAGCTTCAATTAGCCCTTCTAAAGCGTTGAATTCATTCCCCTTCTTTTTATTCGTTGAACCAGATAAAACTTCCCCAATGTCATCCAGCACACCTGAGATGATACCGACTGCGCTTTTCAATAAGTAAGATATGCCTACCTTGTTTCGGTCTACAGGCAAGGATCTTTTTACCTTCCGGATGGTGTTTTCATAGGTGCTACGCCATGAAAATTGAGTGGTAGGGATAAAGTTATAAAAGATACCAACCTTATCCCCTTCTTCCATGACATCGACTACATTTAGATTGCTTCGAAGCAGATCATCGTTCCGTCTATCCGTAGCAAGGCTTAAGGCATCTTCTTTTTGATAAACTAGTTGATATTGTGTAGAACTCTCCGAAAGGGTAGGCAGTTCTTTTACTTCGGATAAAGTGATATTGGTCCAGGAATCGCTAATTTTTTCTTTGATAAGGCTTAAATGATGCTTAGGGATGATGAAATAAAACTCAATCTTTTTCTTTTCCATGTAGATGTAATAGCTAACTTTACTATTCATTTCAAAACGGTATTTGGTACCGATCAGAAAATCCTTTTTCATAAACGTAAACATTTTTACTTCTTCTGCTTTGATGTTTTGGCTAATGTTGCGATACAGAGAGGAAATGGATTTGGCGATTTTATGAGTGGTTTGATTACGGATGCTGTTATTAGGAGTTAGTTTGAGGAATACATATTCAGGCTTTATGACATTGAAGTAATTGGAAAACTTGATGCTTTTCATCTTAGTCACTTCCCTAATAAGTATTTTAATAACACATTTGAACCAATGAGGATTCCTGCCCACCTGCCACCATCCCTCCAACCACATACCTTCAATAAGACACATACAGCCGAGCCGATAAGGGTAGCTCCAACTAAAAGGTCTGCTAATGCATCACAGATACCTAATGCAATGTCCATTGCCATATCCCTAGCATGTTCCCTTAGTCCTTCAGTGCTGTTCCAAATAATCTTACCGATAATGCCTTGAGAATGGTCACTGTTGACTATGGTGTTCAAAATCCCAGGGTCCACATTATCACCGCTTAGATTGGATACCTTATCTGCTAATGGTGTGGGGTCTACAAAATGACCGCTTGAATCCTTCATACCAAAGTGCAGATGTGCCGCTGTGCTATGGCCTGTGTTTCCTGAATGACCAATAACATCACCTGCACTTATATGAGAGCCATTTTTAACAGCAAAGTCATGCATGTGACCATAAATATAGGTATTACCGTTATCTCCTTCAATCATGACTGTCTTCCCAGCATTCTTAGTGCCATAGTCAGCCAATCTAACGGTACCATTTACAACAGATCGTAATGTTGTTCCTTCAGGCATCCCAAAATCTATACCTGAATGTGGCTGAAAATCTCTGATCAAAGACATCTCTCCAAATTTACCCGTTAATTGAAACTTCATGTTGGGCCTCCTACTTAGATGTGGTTGTTACTCCATTAAACACCTTATCAACTTCATCCATGATAAAGGGCAAACCCAATAGGAACAGATAGGTAAGCACATAGCCGAAAAAACCCTTCTTAGCACTCTCAAAGTCCCCGTTACCACATTGTTTCAATACATCAAATCCACCTTTGAAAATGATAAGCCATTTGCCAATACCAATTAGCTCCTTATATAGCCTATTTGCGCCGGAATCAATGAAACTAGATGCAAAGACTGCTCCGTGAGGGGCAATAAGAACGACAGCTGTAAGACCAGCAACCTGATAAACCCTTCCATATTTATTGAAGTGACGTTCTACCTTTGTTAAAAAAGTCTCTTTTTCATAATTCATAAAGTCTTTAATGGACATGGATTGTGTTTTCATGTGGATTCCTCCAAATTTTTATTCCGTTATACCGTGTGACCATGCATTTTCCGTAAATCCGCTGCATATGCTGGCTAAAGAAACAGCCAGCTTTATAGGCGACCTATGACTTCAAAACAAAACCATTTAAAGCGTTTGTACCAGCGTGTATAACTTTCACCTGTGCAGACGCTTTTTTTAATTCCTTCCTTTCCATATCAAGTTGAATTAAACGTTTAATGTACTTTGAATAAGAGCCGTTGGTCATGGCGAAATTATAAAGCTCACTTTCGAATGGATCACCCAGATTAAAAGAAACAGGTTGTAATTTTCGGTTATACATGTAAAAATATCTCCTTTCACACCGTTATACCTTAGTGATTTGGTTTGGTATTTCATTTGTTATACTCCTACTTTATGGGCTACTGCTTGGTTAGTTTCCATATTTTTTCTTATTTTCGTTTAAATTTTTTCATAAAGGGAATGAATGAACGCATATAGAATTAATGTACTGGGTGATTATAGTGGAAATTAACAGCAAAATTGGAGAAAGAATCAAGGAATCCGGTCTAAAAGACAGTTACATTGCTGAAAAAATTGGAGGGGTATCACAAAAGACCATTTACAACTGGAGAAAAGGGTTAAGTTATCCTACATTTGAAAAGGCATTTATTTTGGCAAAGATTTTAAATTGTAAAGTGGATGATTTAGCCGAGATATTAGAAGAAGAAAAATAATGGGGGAGGTATCTTTATGTTGTCAAACATAGTAGGTATATTAGGTATTGCAATGATAGTCTTTATTGTCATGGCTTTCAGGGCTTATAAGAAAAAGACCGGAAATATGAAAAAGTGGATTCTGTATGCACTCGGATGTTTTGTTATAGCAGGAACGTTAGGCAATTTTATACCGTCTCCGAAGCAAGATAATCCAGCTCCTGCAACTCCTGCAACTCCTGCTAGTTCCAGTGTGAGTAATACTTCCACAACGGACGAAAATACAGCAGATAATGCAAAAACTAAAGATGCTAAACAAAGTCAATCAGAACCGAAAAAGACCTCTACTGATAAAGCAACGCAACAAGCAGAATTGGCCGCGTTAGGTGATTGGAGCATTAAATCAAATTCAGACGATTTTGCAAATCGATACACCAAAATCCAAAAGTATATCGCGGCGGGCGATCGTCAATCAGCTTATGACGAAGCAACAATGGCTTCCAAACGAGCGGATGATTTAAATAGTAAAACGATGAATAATCAGGACATGGCAAATGTGCCAAAAGATATTCCTTCGGATGTACGTGATGTTTTAAATGGAGTTGACAATCTCCTAGCTACAGGATACATGTCAGAAAAAGATGGATTTGATAAATTAGCCGATGCGATAAATACAAATGATTTATCTAAATTGAATGAAGCCAAAGATGATTTTGCTGTAGCAAATGATCAATTCAATCAAGCAAAAGCTCTTATCGATAAGGCAAACGGGATGCTGAAGTAAGTGAATATTACCATAAGAATCATCTATCAAGGTTATGCAGCGAGAATCATGCGAAGAGGTTCGTTTTCTGTAGATCCATTCGGATTCGAAGTTAATCCTAATCAAGAAGCAGCTAGGGTAGCAATAGAATTCTTAAAAATGATTAGAAAAGAAGGTCACATTGAGGAAATTATTGAAGTAATTTACAATGGAGAGCATGACATAACCGAATTAGTTATTGAAGAAGATAAAGCCCCTCTCGAGTGAGAAGGGGTTTTTGTTTTATACAATATAAAAGGAATTTAGTAAATTATGGAGAATTATTCAATTGATTGAAATCATATAAAAGGAATGGGCGGTCATAATGAAGAGGATAATTTTATTTTCCATGCTATTATTAACTGCTTGCAGTAGCAATGACACTAGTAATAGTTCAACGAACATAAGTGGAAATTGTAATGATCCCCAAATCAAAGGAAATTTAACAACATATGACGGGGAAAAGATTTACCATGTACCAGGTGGAGCTTATTATGATCGGACCATAGCAGAGGAAATGTTTTGTACAGAAGAAGAAGCTCAAGCTGCAGGATATAGGAGAAGTGAACGATGATGAAGAAAATAATTAGTTTTAAAATGATAAAAATAATATCACTGATTCTTTTAATCTTAATTTTAGCTACATATTACCCATTAATAAAAATCACAGTTAGTAATCAAATACTTTATACATACAAAGACATTTTTTCAGGGCAAGAATGGCAAATGGTGAAAGGTAAAAATAAGATAATTGAACAACCCATCAATGTCATGGATCACATGTCAGATTATGATTTTCAACAATATAATAAAATCAATGATGGGATTAAAAAATACAGGCGAATTATAGCAATTAATCAAAAGAGACATGAAGAATATCATGACAGCACATATACTGGTGGATTAACTTTTGATGATTTAGGAATTAATGGTGGAAATACGTTAAGTGATTATGAGGTAACAAAAGTTTTACACCAAGAAGCGATAAAAGAAATACAAGGTGATGAAGATTTTTACCAAAATGCTCAAGATAAACTTGATAATTTATATAATCAAATGGATGAATTAGAAAATAATTTAAAAAGCGAAGCGCTTATATATAGAAATACAGAAAAGCAAGTTCGTATTGCACTTATTTTTATATTAATCTTGATTATTTTTTCGAAGAAGTTATGGAAATTAACTAAAAAAACATCTGTATTTATAATGAATGATTAACTGAATTAGTTAATCAAATAGATAAAGCCCCTCTCGATGAATGAGAAGGGCTTTTTGTTTGGGACTAATCACCTATTAAACAAATTTACAGAGGATTTTTTTATTAATTTCAAACAAAATATGCAAAAATAAAATTATTTGGTGATATTATTGGTATATATAATGACGAATTTTGCTATAGAAGAAAAAATTAAATTTAGAGGAGTTTACTATGGAACAGCGAATTAATAATCAAGAACTTAGAATTGCAGTTGATTTTGATAAATTAAAATCCGAATTTGCAACAAACGTTCAAGTAGAAATAACTGACGATCATGTCATATTAAGTTTTCTTCAGTCTTTCCCATCTGCACCGGCAGACCAACCGAATGCGAAAATTGTATCTAGAATTGCATTAACTTGGTTACACTTTTCAAAATTAACTAAAGTTTTAAGCGAAATACATGATAAACAAAAAGGTTTAGCAATAGATAATTTTGTTAATACAGTTATTAACAATGGAGAAAACCCCAATGGAATGGAAAACTGAACCTAATCGAACTTATATGTGGGTTACACAAAATCCACTCGGCACTGATGTTGGCGTTGCTACAGAAACTTATGAATCACATATAATTGGTGATCACCCGGATGATAAAGCAAGAGAATTTGTAAATGATCACGTAAAAGGTGTTATTGAACAACCACGATACATATATTTAGATAATAAACACGAAGAAAATCAACGTGTTAAATACATAGACTATGTTGCACTTCCAGAATACGGTAAGATACAAAGTCTTATAGTTGTTGTTGACACAGACAGAACACCCAATGAAATTGTAACGTGGTCTGTTAGAAGTGAAACTAGAAAAGAAACAGGAGGGATCATATATGACTCGCGTAAAAATAAAACCGAATCAAATTAAATACGATAAAAGTCATGATGTTCTCCATGTTTACTTTTTGCCTGATTTTCTAACAGTAGATGAGGAAGAATATCCTGGTGTTTTAATCCGAAGATCACTTAAGGATGAGGAGACAGTTGCTGGTTTAACAATTCTTGACTTTAATGAGAAAAAAATATCAGAATTAGACTATTTATTACCTGAATACGATTTTTCAGAAGTGTATTATCCTCATTAATGCGCAAAGCCCTATCTCTTATGAGACAGGGCTTTTGCTTTGCCTATTTCACTCTTAATTTCTGCCCAGGATAAATCACATAATTCTTATTCAATTTATTCCATGATTTGATCTCGACCATGGATGTTCCATAATACCTCGATAAAACCCAAACAGTATCGCCTTTACGAACCGTATAATATATAGCTTTGTTTGCTGATTGAGTAACGGTACCAGACAATTTTAGGACCTGGCCAACTCTAATAAAGTTCTTGTTCTTAATTCCGTTAATGGATGCCAATGTATTAACGCTAATGCCATACTTAGCCGCGATTTTGCTTAATGAATCGCCAGACTTAACTGTGTATGTTGATGGTTTGGCAGTGCTTACGCTAACACTTGAGCTTGTATTCGAATTAACAGTAGGGCTTGTAATCGGTCTCGGTGCAGGTTGATCGGTGTTCAGCTTGCTGTTATCTAAATTAAGCTTCGCCGGCTGAATGCCATTTTGTAATTTAGAAAGCAACGCTAAGTTTTGCGCAGCTGAACCCGTATAACCTGTAATGCCGTATTGTGCTGCTAAGGTCGTACGTGCCCCAAACGATGCATCCATGCCCTTAGACTTCATATAATCAACTAAGGAAATATTGCCGATTGTGCCAACATAAGGAGTGGAATCCTTAACAGCATTGGTGTATTTTCCAGCATAGTCCTCAGATGCATCAAACCACCCATATCCTGCCATTCCATTCCATTTGTCTGTCCATTGCCAAGCACCTACACCATTCAATAAATTAACTGTTGGTTGTCCTGTTTGTGGGTTGGATGGATAGGAAGCAAGCCATGGTTTATCTGGTAGGTACTGAGGTTGCAAACGACTGTTGTAATAATAAGAACCACTGTACACATCAACCTTAGAATATCCTAGGTGCTTCATTTCATCAATGAATGCATTTGTATAGGCTGTTAACGCTGTTTTGTCCGTGGTTAAGCTATTATCCTCAATATCCACGACAACGTAGCCGTCCCCAGTCTTGCTAAAGCCAACGAGCTGCAATTTTTTATCAAACCAATCTGCTTCATTCTTGGCCCCGTCCACACTTTTATATCGAGCAAAATGGTAAGCAGATACAACCATCCCGGCCTGACGAGCATTGGCAATATTAACGGATGCCGCTGGATCCACGTAATAAGTTCCCTCAGATACTTTTACGACTACCCCTTTAACCCCACCAGTTTTAGCAGTTTGATAAAAAGACAGAGGCAAACCTTGTTCCGCATTGTAATGAGATACATCGATGAAATCAACGTTTGGCTGTTGGGCAAAAGAAGAACCGGCAAAAGAAAAAGCTAGCCCTGTCGCAAGAGCTAGCCCACATACTGATTTAATAAATTTATTCAATTTATCCATCCCCTTTATTTATTCACTTTCGCCTTTGACACTGCTTGTTCAATTAACGTAGAAATCAGCGCTTCTACATCTTTAGCTGTTTGACCAGATAACTTAATAAAGGCTACTCCTTGCTCTTTTACAGCATCAATGGCATCATTCTTTATCTGTTGCGCTAGTTCTGGTGTCCAACCACCTTTTGCTTTTACGTCGGTGACAATCCGCTGATTAAAGTCAGAAACAACCGATTCCACAATTTTGGATAATCCATCGATTGAATCATTGGCAATTGTTGCGTTCTTTGCGGTGGTATGGGATTCGATGAGTTTCTTAATCTTTGGCGTAATGGCTCCGATGGCAGCTGTGGCGGTTACAGAAAGTAATCCTCCTAATGCTTGAACAAGTTGGATTTCAAATGACATGTGTTAGCCCTCCTTTTGTGATTTTAAAAGCTGTAAAATTTCCTTGAGCTCTATGATTTCTTCTGTTTCTTGAGCATGAGTTTCTTTAATTTCCTTTAACTCGGTTAACACCATATCGTGGGTTTCTTGAAGCAATCGCCTTGTTTCCTCGGCCTCTGCCCTTTGTGCAGATCCTAACCCAGGAAGTGCCACGCCCTGATAAAACTCACTAACAATGACTAAAAGCCATGCTTGTAAGTCTGATGGGGGTTTGATGATATTGGCTACCACAATGAGCAAAACAAGAAAATAAAAAGCGCCCTTTGTGGAGGTAGCCCACTCGAGCGCGAACATAATTTTACAATCCAAAGAGGAAATCAGCTTTTTCATCCTATCCCTCCTTTTTAAAGACCTTTTTAACCGCATCTTTCACATGAACATGAAGAGGTTTCCAGCGTTGAAGGACATCATCGTTTTTATCCTTCAGCCATCTTCTGGCCCATACAAAAGGAATAGTCGCCCCATGCAGACCATAACCATTTTCTCTGTGGCATGGTGAGCACGAAACGACTAAGTTGGCAATATGATTAGGATGTAAGTCGGCAGGATCTTCAGGTAAATCTTTTGCATGGTTGTGAAAATCGAATTTTTCCAGGTCCTTCGCTACTAAATCAGGGTCAAATTTGTGCCATGTACTCTGCTCTGCCCAATGATGGGTCTCCAATGTGTTTCCCTCAGCATGGACTTCTTCTTGTGTCTTACCACACCAAAAGCAAGGATGCTTCTCGACTTCAACCAATTGATGATGAGCCTCTTTATATTCAGAATCATCATGACGCTGCTCTCGGTTTGGATAAGATTCCAGTTCTTTAAATGTTTTAGGAGTAATAGTTGCAGGTAATAGTTTTAGTGCTTTTAAAATTTTGTGCATAGTGTCATTCCCCCTTACTTGTGTGGCCAGATAGAAATAATCAAGGCAATTGCAGCTAAAGCAGCTGAAACCCAAAAAGGCAGATTGTTTTTGTATGAGCTCTTTTCTTGTTCCAATCGTTCAATCTTTTCATCCCGTGACCGCAATTTTTCTTCCAATAATTCCTTTGAAACAAAATTAGCTTGCCAGGCATCCATTTTAGCGTCCATTCTGGTGACAACCACCACGAGATTTTCTAACTGTGTCTCAAATTTGGTCATGCGTTCTGCATCAGTTAATTCCGGCATTTACAAGGCCCCTTTCTTTGTCAACTTGCCACCTTTTAGTAAGTCGATAGGGGCAGGAACGGGCACATCCGCCCAATTTTCATTTGCTGCTTTTCCACAATCATTTATATAGGAGGAGCAGATCCGTCGCTTTCCCTCACGAAAACTAGAAATAGGGATGTTTAGCTCAAACCGCGCCAATTCTGCGAGAATAGCCAAGTAATCGTACTCGATGCCGAAATGGTTCTTTGCGTACTCTACGATTCTTTGTCTCTCTTCATTTGTTAAACTCTCATCTCGCCAAACTTCTAATCTGTCACCACTCGAAAGATATTCAGCCAGAGGTGTGGATCCAGTCCTTCTATTCCATTGCGTTTCTGCTACTGTGTTGCTATCTAAAAATAAAGCACAATGCGAAGGTCCATTTGTAACCCATTCGATCGCTTCTTCGATTACTCCGTTTCCCCAGACAAAAAGTACATCCCCAGGTAGAATTTCCAAGCTAATCCACCTCTTTTTTTAGCAAAATAAAAAAGAAGCCCCGAAAGGCTTCTATAATTCACTAACCGTAATGGTCGCAAGTCCTGTGAATAATTCCGATACATTTCCTGATGTGTCCGTCATCTTGCACTCATGGTAAAAAGAACCCTTAAGTGAAGTTGTATCACTTGGGATAAGATGAACGGTTAATGTGTTGCTTGATATGGTTATTTGATTTGGAGTGGATTTCGTAATCAGATTGCTCATCGATGACATCCGCTGCCGTAATGCCCATGTGACCGTCGAACCTGTTAAATCAAGCGCTGTCCCATCTTCTTTTGTGACGTTTACAACTAGGTTTTTGGTTTCCCCTTGATACATACTGAAATTTTGGTTGGTTTCTGCCATTAGTCAATCACGCCCTTTAAGTTGACGTTTAAAATTTGATTGCCCACTAGGTAAACATTAAGAATGCGTGAGCCTTTTAATTGAATAGTGCCGATTAATTGCGGAGCATTTGGATTAAAAAGATTTAACTCATCTGTCGTGATAACCAAATCATACACGCCAATTTTAGCCGTTTTTGAGGTCGAATCTGCAAGAGTAATAGAATCACTCCTGAGCACATTTACCGCCTTAAAAATTGCATCTGTGACGGTGATGGTGTCACTTAGAATTATGGATTTTCCGTTTGATACAGTTATGGTGTCCGATGATATAATGCTGTCCAGTAATTGCTTGGTAGCTGTATGGTTGTCCACATCAGATAAATTAACGGCATCATTCTTATAGGTGCTTATCACCTTTTTAACGATGGCATCCGTCACAATAACTGTATCGCTTAACGAAGCAGATTTACCGCCTTGAGATGATGTGGAAGAATCACCTGTTGATATAGTGTCCACAACGGTAACGGTTAGGTTTTTACTTAGTGAATCGCTGGTATTAATCGAATCAGATAAAAGTTTGCTTGGATTCTTGTAAATAGAATCACTTGCACTGATTGAATCCGATTTACTTAGATTACCTTGTTTGAAAAAGGTTTCTGCTAAAGTTAACGAATCAGAAAACATTTTTGATGGCGATTTCGTTAATATTTCCGATAATATGACGGTATCTGATAATGAAACTCTGAGTGTGGTTCCTCCACCTGTTAACCCAAATACCTTTTGACCACGTTCAGTTAGTCCGTTTGAAAATACCTTTCGACCACGTTCATCAACGGTACTATTTGCCCACCTACCTCGTTCGGTGATAATTGCCATTTATCACCACCTACCTAATTCACGGAATGATACGGTTTTTGCATACATGATATTTCGATAGTATGGTCGATAAGATGCATGGGTTGACGTATAAGTCCCTCCGTTTACTTCATAATAAGAACGAAGCCACCCGTAAGAGGAAGCACTATTGAAAACCTTCGCGACATCTAAGGATGTGTTACCAGTTGAGATGCCCAATGAGTTAGCTGCACTTGGTCCATTCATGACGTAAAAAGAGCTATTAACAGAAGAATTTGGGTTGCCTAGTGTTGGCGCAGTATCGCTCGCAACGTTAATGGTTATATCTGTCATGATGGTTTTAATGGGTGTATATAAAACCTTAGATGGTAATACAATAAAATAATAATAATCATAGTTCATATTAACCGAAGTTGAATATAAGGCAATATTAATTACATCTCCCACTTGCACAGATTGGGTATAATACAAACAATGTGTCCAAAAGGTATTTGTAGCTACAACATTATTTGTATTTCCTTTTTGTGTTCCATTTTGATATACATAAGAGTAAACAGTTTGCGAAGCGGAATCTGTATTTTTACCACCAACAATAACATAAGCACAATATTGATTTATAGAGTTGGCAGACGGTGATATTGTCGGTAAATCGGATTGTTGAACTGTAAACGAAAGTTGCGCCCCTGCGTTTAATGGGTTGGATGTCGGTAGAGAAACAGGAGAACCCAAAAGGGATTCTCTCGCTGTATTCGCTTGTGTGAAACTTTTCACCACTCCATTAAATGCTTTTCCAGTGTCACCCCATCGAATAGTCAATGTTTACAACCTCCCCTATGCTAGAAGAATCGGGAAGTAGAGGGTCAGGACGATAAATAGTTAGGATATCATTCGTGTTATCATAACCCCAACTATATTGATCAGGATAGATAGAAGTAATTTGTTGATTAAGAGCATTTCCATCATCTACATTAATGTTTTGATTAGATAAGGTTTGTTTAACGTTCGTTAATGTAATAACCATTCACCATACCCCCTAAGCCGTCTGCATTCCGTCATAAGCTACAAGCAAAGCTGATGCCCCTGTATTGGTGATCCGTAACCAATAACTATTAGAAACATGCGTTGTAAGCCCTAATCTAGCTCCTTGCCCCGTGTCTGAATCGAAATCAACCACGTTCGTTCCGTCTGTCATAGAAAGCTTTAACTGATTGTTGTAGTAGATATTGTGAATATTCCACTCTACACCAGCACCCGGCTTAATATCATAAGTTCCTGATGCTGCAATAGATTGAGTACCGCTAAATAGGTTTCCTGCTGCCATTTAATTCACCCCTTAAGAGAAGGTCACTTGCCAAGTAATTTGTAAAGCATCCGATGTGGAAGCCCCGATAGTTTGAGCTCCTGTTAATTGATGGGCTCGTAAATTCCCCGCTGTGGAAGCATCAAATAACCCAGCTTCTTGAATCGTGGTGGAAGCAGTTAAGTTTGTCAGTGTAGCTTGGTATTGAATCACGTTTCCAGATGGGTTAGACCGTGTGACCGCTACCCTTGCATAACCGTTTCCGGATAACTCTGTTGTAAGTGCTGTATCAGCTGCAGCTGGTGCCGTGGTTCCTGATCCGAAGCCCATATGAGTAACCCATGTTGTACCAGCGCTTGCACTATTTAAGAGAGAAGCAAGGCCGTTTTTCCCTACAGTCGTGACAACATTATCGCGCCATTCTCCTTCTGTCCACACTCCATCTTTGAATACATCGACTTTCAAACGACCTTTTAATGTGATTGTTTCTTGCATTTCTCATCGCTCCCTTTAATAAGTTTTTATAATAAAAAAGAACCTCGATTGAGATTCTTTGTGCTACCATGTAATGGCGTTAACCGTTGATACGGTCGTTGCCGCATCCACCTGTGCTTTTAAATCGTTTAAATGGGCGATTTGTTGCCGTCCATACGTGTGACCATCGAGGAATACTTTTGTGAATTGGTCTACCGTGTGTGCCAGGTAACCTGCATCGAATGTTTTAAAGTAAATTGTCGTGTAAGTCGAGTCCAATCTGATACGGTCCAACTCAGAGTGAAAATTCCTTTGTGCTTCCTCATCGCTTGGATAAGTATGGGGTGCTCCTAAAGCATTAGATGTGAATCCTCCACAGATTGCTTCGTTACATTTAACGCTAAGTTCAGCTTTCTTTTGAGTTTTGAAATAATCTAACATTCCTGTTCCATTCCAAAAGTTTTCAACGTCTGTTTCCGATGGCTGTGGTATATCTTTGGGGTCCCATCTTGCAATCTTAACTGATCCATCCTGTCGTGCTATAAGTTCATATTGAGATTGGTCTATATTAGGGTACATATGTCTTATTGCTAATCCGAAATCCATATTATCCATCCTTTACTGGCTAATTTTGAATCCTTTTAACCAATACGCATTAATGTTCCTTGGTGCTTCAGAGCATCGGCAGTAAAATTGAACTTTGTCACTAGCTTTTAAATCTTTGATAACTGAAACATGATTCAAAACACCTTGAGGATAATAGTTTCCTCCAGCCCCGGAGAATCCAATGACATATGAAACATCATCCCCATAAGAATTATCGGTATGAACCACACGAATCAATAAATCAAAACTCGCTAATGCATTTAAACCATTGATAAGTGCTGTACACTCTAAAACATATTTTCCAGGACTGTCTATCACGACATCATAGCTACTTAGATGCATCCCTAAACCGATACTCCCTGAAACTGGAAACTGATTTAATGTGCCTGAAGAACCAATGATCCCACTTTGTCCGCCTACATAATAAAAATATGGATTCTGTGCGCTTAACATGGTCCCGGTTGTGTTAGATGTTGGTGGAACCTGCGATCCTCTGCTTGCATCTGCTGTGCTATCTGTATAGTTGGCACTCCCTGCTTTGACGGTTGCCACCAATTTATAATCAGATCCTCCAACACTTGTTCGATAAATATTAATCGCAATAGCAGATGTTGGTAATCCCGAAGTTGGCAAAGTTACTTTGACGGTTGTATTTCCGCTTGTGGTCGTGATCGATAAATTAGAAGATACTGGTGTTTCACCTGTTTGAACAAGTGTTACACCATCCGACTTGTATTGTCCTGTTACATACGTGAATTCGTAGTTATAAGCCCCTACACCTAACGAACTCCCTGATTGAGAAGCCAATGAAAAGCTACTCGATGACGGGGAGCTTATTTGAGGGGCCAAAGAAATGTTGCCGATGTCGTGTTTGCCGTTGAATATATTTACTAATTGTTCCACATCCGATGCAACGGCAGTTGTACCTGAGACAATATCATAAAGTGCCATTTTATCACTCCTTTATTAACTACTGATAATTTGCACGGACCATTGTGCGGCAAGAGCGTCCCCTGTCGAGATACCTACACCTAATGTAATAGCAGAGTGCGCCCAAAGGTTATTATTGCTGTCAAATAAGCCTATCTCCGACCACGTACCCTGGATTGGGTCAGTACTAAGCCACGTACAAATAAACTGAGCATAATACGTCAAATAAGCTTGTATCGAACTGCATTGCTTCATTGTCGGCGCTGATGGGCTCCATAGGTTTGTATCCGATGCTGATGGTGTGCCGCTTCCTGTTCCCAACTCCATTTTGCTAGGTGGAATAATAGACGACACACTATTTGTTAGGATACTGACGATCTGCTGCCGCGCAAAATTGGTCACGGTGTTTTCGCTTTTGATTTTTCGCTTCACTGGCAATGCTCCGCTTTTTAGTGCATTAAAAAAAGCCTCTTGGTTATCCAAAAGACCTTGTTTTCTTGCTTCCGCCTCGTCAAAGACACTGAATTCGAGTTTACCTTCCCATTGAATTCCTTCATCGGTTGAAATCACGAAAATCACACCCTTTCTATAATGAAGATTTTTATATAAAAAAAGAGCCTTTATCGGCTCTATTGAACGTGATATTTTTTGAATGCTTGTTGTTTTCTTTCTTCGGAAACATTCGAGTAAATTAAAGTTGTTCCTGGGTTGCTGTGTCCTAGTAAATGCTGCAGATCCGCCAGTTCTATTCCAGCATCCATTGATAACGTTGCGTATGTGTGTCTGAGCACATGTGGGTGCAGTTTCTTAGATATCTGAGCTGCCTTCTCGATTTTATCGATCTCGCGTTGAATGGCCATATTCCCCATTCTCCGATAGGGTTTTCGTTCGGTGACGAATAAGGCATCACAGTCATCGTTTCGGGAATTTAAATACTTTTTAAGGTGAAACAGTGCTTTAAATGATAAGTATACAACTCTTTCTTTATTCCCTTTACCAATTACTTTAAGGTTCATGCCCTGAATATTAATATCTTCTCTATTCATACCCGCAATTTCGGAAAGACGACAGCCAGTACTATAAAATACCTCAAGTAATGCTCTTTGCCTTAATGTTTTACATGATTCCCGGACTATCTCAAGTTCTTCGATGCTAAGACTTTTAGGCAATCTCTTTGGTTTCTTCGGAGGATTAACTTTCGCTGTTGGATCTCGTAAAAGGATTTCCTCTTTAACTAACCATCCGAAGAATGATTTTAAAACTGATAGCTTTTGTCCAATCGTTCCTACTTTAGCTTTATCAAAAGAAGCCAAATAACCTCTAATATCTGCTGTGGTTACCAGTGTTGTGGCCTTTTGACAATAACGATTAAACAAATGGAGTTCACTATTATAACCTTTAAGTGTCTTTTTGCTGAGCCCCTCGATTTTCTTACTGGCCAAATACAATTGGATTTTCTCGGGCAGATCCTTCTCCATTTGCAGGTCTGATTTGCGCTCAATATTGTAATTACACAGTACTTCTTCTAGTCGAACCGGTAAAACATTCATATCTGCATCAGGAAACATGGTGCTCACTAGGACATTTAAATCATTCATTAGCCTGGCAGTATCATTTGACATCTTTAATCCAACTCCTTTGACCCGTTTATTGTGTCATTGCTTGTCTATATAATACATTGACACAATTTTTGAGTCAATACCCAATTGACACTTTTTTAGTGTCGTTTATAATTAGGTTAGGAGGTGGAGAATGGAAAACATTAACTCAAATCTTAAAAAGATACTTGATGAAAAAGGTCTTTCAATTAGACAAGTTGCCAGAGACATCGATTACCGCTTTGATTCGGTTAGGCAGCTTTATAATAATGAAAATAAAGTCTATCCTCGCGAACTGCTTTCAAAGCTTTGCACCTACTTAAATGTTACTCCAGGAGAATTACTAATCATTGAAAAAGATAATCCCGACTGTTAATCAGTCGGGACTTTTTATTAATAAGTTAATTTATTTTTATACTTGTCAAATTCAATACGTGCATCATAGTAAACTTCAACTAAATTTCCAATTTGATTCTTTACTGTTTCAATGTCACCATTATTTTTTGCAATAACAACCTCTACATTGGAAATTAGAAAATCTCTGAGAAAGTTATTTACCTTTTCTTTATACTCCAATTTGAAATGTCTAAAGGTTCCAAATGGTTCTTCCTCAATTTCTGCTTGGTCCTCTAATTCATCACCAAAAATTAGTCTATATTTATCTCCCAAATGACTCTCCTCCTCCTCATAAAAATCGAACTCCATTAATTTATGAGGAAGAAATTCCTATTATTCCCTTATCATCGTTTCGTGTTTTTCACGATATGATTTTAAGCAGTTTTTTCATCCAAGTACGTATTAATCACTCTTAATTTTGTACACAAAGTCTCTAAATTCTTTTTCATCACCTAAAATTGTTTTCGCTTTTGCTATTTCTATAAACATCTCGACTTCTTCATCATCAAGGTTTTTAACGAAGTTACAAAGTTCTTTCCATTTCCTTAAATTTTCTTCTAATGGGTTTACAGTCACTCTCTTCACCTCGTCATCCAAATGTATACTAAGCTTTATGTTTTCTAGCTAAAAATAAGACATACGCACAAGTAAGAACAACACCCATAGAAACTCCTGTGAAAATGCCAGCAACAAAAGCAATGTCAACTTGAGCCATTAAATTCACACCTCCAAATGTATATTAAACAGTTGTTCCCGAACCATCTACCCAAACAGGCGAAGCACCGCCAGTTTTACAAGTTATTTTCTTTCCTAATGTGGTATCAAAGTAGTCTTGACCAACAATTGGATTCGTTGGTCTATTGGCTGTTGTACCGTTGTCTGTCATGGTTTTCCAAACTGTTTGGTCAACGTAATCAAAAAGTTTTATTGCTCCTGCTGGTAGCGTACCGTTTACATCATAACGATTATGTTTTGCATAAACGACAATACTTTCAAATGTGAAAGCAATTTGATTATCATAGGTTAGATCGGGTTTTTGGAATCTTACATATGAACAATATGTGACCGTTGCTCTTGCTCTACCGATTGCACTACTACCTAGATCGCAATAAGGTCGATGTAAAATGCATTTATTGAAGTCCATATCGAATGGATTTCCAACGGTTGTTACATTACTCCCTGATGCTGTTCTAATTTGGTATACATCACAATTTCGGCATTTAAGAGTTGTGTTAGACGTTCCGTAAACTTGAAAATTAGCTAAACTATTGTCTATATCCATTAAAAGAAAAATGGCAGTATTTGTGATGGATGGAATCATGAAATTAGCTTTAGCTGAATTAAACATATCAGAATTAAAACTATCCATAGGAACTTCAACGTTTTTTATTCTTGCAAAGATCGTTCCACTTGCCGATGTATTACTAATCGGTGTTTGTAGGTTTAATGTCCTGTGCATTTTTCCATTTGTATTGATCGCTCTTGCTCCATCAATGATAAATGTTGGTAATGTTGAGTTGTAATTTCCTGTGCCATAACCGGTTGTGAATCCCTTCCAGTTTACAAGGGTTGTATCGACATTAGCCTTATTATCCATCGTGCAATTTTCAATCTCTACCCTCGGTAAAACAACTTGTCTACCGCAATCATAAGAAACAGGATTTAGGTTAACTAGTGTTGTGGCATACAAAGATTTAGAATTGATAACACGGATAACTCCATCCCACTCGCCTGCGTAATCCTGACGAGTTTCAATGGCATTCGCATTTAATCTACAATCAAGAGTACAATCATTTACTTCTAATAACCCTCCACCATGAGCAAGGATTTCTTTTAATACTGTTGACTTCTTTACTCTTAGATCGAATGTATTTACATGTCCTCCAATTGTAACAACGCTACAATTTTCAACATCAATATCGCGAAACCAGTTTCCATTGATACCACTCCAACCGGTTATCTGAAAGACGTTTTCAATCTTGATATTGGCTACTCTTGTAAAAAGGAATAAATATCCCAATCCGTTTTCACCTGTTTTTGTTAACCTTCCGATAATAGGACAATCAATGTTATTGATATGGATTTTTGAGCAATCTGTATACTCGCAAATGGTGTAAAATGCTGAAACTGTAGGAGAGGCGTTTTGTTCCTCTACAATACCATTTATTAAATCAACATTGTTACGATAACATTTTGCGATTGCATATATACCAGCTCCATTCAAAATAACTTTCGGCATCTTGAATGTTAATTTCTTTTCATTTTTACGAAGATAAACTTTAAAACCAGTTGAAGTTGAGTAGTCCTTTGTTAAAGGGTACATCAAGTTTCCGTTGGAATTAGCAAGGAGAATATTTGCTTCTTGTTTATAAACAGTAGAAACACTACCGCCATCGTTCCTTATCATGTCTTGGTCACTTGTTTGAATGCTAATCATCCCACTAGCTGATGTTCCCAAACTAGGGATTTGATAAGCTCCTTTAGTGAATTGAGATTGCGTAACCGAGCTAGTTATATCGGTTAAACTTTCACCTTGAATATTAAAAAGTACGCTAGTTCGATTGTACTCAATCGGCTGCGAATCCATCCATGTTGTAATTAAAGTACTACCTGTTAAATCAACGTCAGTTTTAACAGTTACAGGACCATTCAGAACAAAAGTTGAATTTCTTTGTACAATGGGATAACCATTTGCATTAGCGTAATTATGCGCTGCTTGAATAGCTGCCGTATCATCTGTAATTCCGTCTAATTTGGCTCCAAATCGTGGATCATCGTAAGAAACGATAATTTTTTGTAGTTGTGAAGTATTTTGCGCCAAAGACTGATCAATCAAATCAAAGTTATTCGCTATTTGCGGGATCGTAATCCCTGGTGTATCGCTCATTGCCGGCTTATCCAAGCCTAAATTTGTGGTTTTTGTACTCATGTTTTCACCTCTCTTTACCTACAAGCTGCTCCATGTAGAATTACCTACGCTATTCCATGTGCTGTTTTGCGTTGATGCCCAGTTGTGAGTCCCTGAAACCCACTGATTCATGCCCCAACTAAAATTGCCCCATGTTTGAGAACCATTTGTAAGTTTGGTGACAAGAATGGAGTCAGATACCGTCGCTGAATCCTGGGGGGCAATCATTTTCTCGGAAACAGCTCCCCATTGGCTCATGGACCAACTAAAGAGCCCCCAAACAAACGAGGATGAAGGTACTCGTGTGGCGGTCATCGAGTCAGAAAGAGTTGCTTTATCATAAGGCACAATCATTTTCTGTAGGATGGAGTTGTCCGACTCTTCCGGCGGTCCTTCTTTTTGCATTAATTGCCTTATCAACTGAGGCAATATATCTTCTCTTGCCATTTCATCACATCCTAGTACGAATAAGGAGTGTCGGATATAGTTATGTCGTATCTAAATGTTGGTGTACTGTTAATGGGATGATTCACAATCTTCTTCGTCACTTTTGTGATGTAAAAAGGGAAATTTTGAAACATGCCGTCCATCCGTCTGTTGCTGGTTAAATTAAAATATTGGCCCGTCTTCCATCCTTGGAGGTACGAATAAAATGTACCTGTGTAATGTGGATAAGCGTATTTGTTGAGTTCGATTTTCCCTCTTGTATCCACTAAGCTTGTATCATCACCGGATAACTGTTGATCCCTCACTGACCATTCATATACCCCGTCCATTCCATCTCGCTGTTTCATAATGTTCATGCCGTTCGGATCATTGTACATGTTGACAGAGTCATATCGTGGCTGATACGTGACCGCTACCACTGTGCCCTGTGCAGGATTCGCATTCAACCGAACGGTTTGATTAGCAAAATGAATATAGGCATTTCCGTCAGCAGTAGTATTGGTTGCATTCCCATCAGAAACATCTTTTTTAGATGTATAAACGGTTGCCGCTTGCTTGACGATCGTTTGAGTAAGTGTATGGGAAGGCTCATAATTCAAATGGAATGTATTTTGCTGCCCATCCGCTACAAACTTTTCGGTAATTTGATATTGCGCGGCTATTTTATGCCCTAAAAAATAAATCTGGTTCCTGACTTGGCTTACATCTTCCTCAAGGTGCAAATCCCCATAATTCTGTGTATCATTGTCCACGTCTAAAAGGTTGTTGGGCAGTGGAGACACACTTGTATTCGTTGGTCCAAAGTGAATATCTTTTGCATAATCCACCCACCAGTCATAACCCACAGCATCTGCCAACTTTTTAAATGCTTCAGAAGGGGGAATATGGTCAAATTTAATAAACGGTATGGTAAATGTGCCATCTGTTCCTTGCACATTGTTCGTAGTGAATCCAGTCGTGAAATTTTGAACGATGTCTTTAATGATGTTCCCAGCAGTCATGTTGCTGTAGCTATTGACCACTAAGCGTTTGTCCAGCCAGTAGAGATAATCACGGCACTGAGTGGCATAGATCATGCGATCCGGTGTTAATGCATCCTCGCCTGGAATCGCGATCACACCAGCAAACTCAAGATTACTGCCGTTTAAGACTTTAATTTCCTGTCCGCCCTTTGGCCGAGGAATGGCTTGATTTGGTATGATGATGTCCATTTGGGCTGTGTCTGAGTTAACAGCGATGTTGGAATCTATTTGAACAGAGGATAATTCCACATAATTGGTATAATCTTGACCGCCAATTAAAATTTGAATCATGGGTTATCCTCCTTTCCTTTAGCATGAAAAAAGCAGAGACTAGATGCGTCCCTGCATTTTGGTTTGGTTTAAAATGGCCCGTGATACTATTTGGCCTAGTTCGTGTTCGTTTCGTGTGATATTTCCGTTGGCATTTACAGTAATGTAGTAATTAACGTTTCCGCCCGATCCGCCTGGTAATACCGGTTGACTAAAATTATTAAAAGCTGCCTTTGTTTGACTTGCAGTGAAAACTTGGCTACCTCTTGGTAAGTTAACTAGCTCTGGACCTTCTTCACCGACAAGCGCTAGTCCTCCGGGGGCATTATCTGTTCCGGTTGCAAAATGAGGGGTTGTTAATAACGACTTAGCACCGTTAATTACACTAGAAACACCGCTACCAATAGCAGACTGAACGGAACTAACAACACTTTGAGCAGCTCCTACCACTGAACCAATGGCTCCCGTGATTCCTTTCGCAATCGACTGAACGAAATTACTACCAAAATCAAGTGCATCCCCAATAAGATTCTTAAACATTCCAAGTATGGCATCAAAAGCCCCTTTTAAGGCAGAGACGAAATCCGATCCTGCTTTTCTAAAGTTTCCAGTGAGGATGTCTAAACCTACAGAGACAATGCCTGAAATAATTGCCCATGCCGCCTGAACAACACCTTTAATGATGTCCCAAGCCATCCTGAATATATCCCCAATGGCTGCCCATCCGTTTTGCCATGCGCCTTTGATATAGGCGATACCGGCTTGAATGATTGTTTTCATAGCATCAATAACTGGGCCTAATATATATATGATGACGTTCCAAACTTCCTGGAATACTTGTTGGATTTCCGGCCAGTATTGAACCCACCAGTTATAGATGGTAGAGAGTGCTGGTCCTATTGTATTGATTAAAAAGGAAACTGCTGTTCGAATAAAGTCTCCTATTGCTTTCCATACTGTTTCAACGGTTTGCCTGAATTGATATTGATGTGTATTCCAAAATTGAAGCAACCCATCAAGTATTGGACGAACAATATTATTCGCTCCGGTTATAGCTGATGTAATTGCATTTTTAATTCCGTCAAACGTAGCTTTAAATTGACCGCCCATTGTCATTAAATTCTTAATGGTTTCTTTGCTAAATCCAAGTTTTTGAAGGATATCTATACCTTTTCCTCCGCCACTTCCTGTCAAGATCATAAAGATACCTTGAACCGCCGATTTTACATTTTCAAAACCCTGCTTTGCTGCCGCTACGCCTTCTTTGATCCGAGCAAAAACATTTTGAATTGCACCGATGGCAGCCGGAGAAAAACCTAAATTATCTAAGATACTGATTCCTTTTCCTTCTGCCGCTCCACCTTGCCATAAGCCTTTTAATGCCTCAACTACCTGTTTTATGCTGCTAATCGTATTATTTACCGCGTCATGAAAGGGTTTGATGTGATCGTATGCAAGTTTAAATCCAAGCGCAACGGCCGCAACAACCGCAACCACTGCTGCAATTGGAATAAGCACTTCAGAAAAGATTGCGCCTAGCGCACCTGCAGCCGCCTCCAATCCCGCTGTGGACATCCCTGCCATTTCCAAAGTAGGACCTAGCATTTTTACTCCACCAGCAAAGGCAATAATAGAACCACCTGCAATAGCTAAGGCCGATCCGATACCTAGAAAGGCCATCCCCATCTCTTTCACAGGTTTAGGCAACTCCGTAATCCATTTAATTGCTTCGGAAGCCCCTTGAACAATCGGTCTAAGCATTCCATTAATGGAATCACCAAACGATTTCATCATGGTTTGCACACCTGCGTTAAACTTCAATAAGTCCCCATGAAGGTTGTCCATTTTCTTTGCTGCGATGGTGGCCGCATCATCTGCTCTAAGTTCATTTTGAAATTCTAAGAATTTATCTCGGCTTTCCCCTACTACGACGTTTAAACCCGCTAATCCATATTTGGTAAAGGTGGCCGCTAATGCCGCTTGCTTTTGGCTATCATTTAATCCACCATATTTTTTGTTTAATATATCAATGATTTCAGGAAGAGGCTTTAGATTCCCGTTCAATTGATAAAAACTGTCTGCCGCTCCTTCTTTTGTGGAAATGCCAAGTTCTTTCATTAATGCCGCCGCTTTTTTGGTATGTGGTTGAAGCCCTAGCAACATGTTTTTCAATGCTGTTCCGGCGCTGGACCCTGTAATACCGTGTTGAGCAAGTAATGCAAGCGCTGTGGACATATCCATAGCGTTTTGGTGCATATTTGCAGCCACGGGACCGACTTGTTTCATTGATTGATAAAAATCATCCAAAGATTCTGAGGAATTATGGAGAGCACCTGACATAATGTTTGCTACATTCCGTAATTCAGCGCCAGATAGTCCATATTCATGCACTACATCTGTAATAACGGTGGCCGTATCAGTCATATCAGAATCCGTTGCTTGGGCAAGGTCATTAACAACATTGATTGCACCGTTCACGCCGTCTCCCAAGATTGTGGTCGCATCAAGCCCTTGGCGTGCGAGGGTATACATTCCTTCAGCAATTTGGTTAGCTGAAAAACTTGAAGTCGAACCGATCTTCAATGCATCATCGCTCATTTGTTGCATTTGGGAATTGGATGCTTTACCGACAGTGGTTAATACAGCGCCAATTCTTGAAATGTTGTATTCAAAGTCGGCTGCCGCTTCCACCATACCTTCAAAAGCGTGCATTCCGGTTTCACCAATGTTTTTGAGTTGTTCCCCAATCATTTCAGCCGATAACGCTTGCCCTAAACGGTCCACAGAACTACTCGTGTTATTGATGGCGTCACTTGTATTTCGCATCCCTTGCTGTGCCGCCTGCATGCCAGATTCCACAGCTCTTCCTGCTTCTTGACCCGCTTGTCCTACTCTTGACATTGATTCACTAAATGATTGAACTACTCTCGAAGCAGAGTTAAACGATTCTGTAATGGAGTTAATGGATGATTGCAAAGATTCAAAACTTGGGGCAGTTTCATTCGTACCGGTTATATTAATTTGGATATCCATGTTATCCGCCATATTCATCCTCCTTTCCTAGAGGAATAAAAGAAAAAGACACTCATGTGAGTGCCTTACTGTCTTCTGGATTGCCTTGCTTTTTCCGCCTTGATTTCTTCATTCCGGAATTGAAGAAATAACTCGATATCCTCTGCTAATTCGTTCCTTAATTGACTTGGTGTCCACCCGAATTCTTTACAGAGTTGATATTCATTCCAGCGTGTAAAATCAGTACCTTTTGCTGCTGGCCGATCTCGTAAAATCTGTCCAACAGCTCTGATTAGTTTTTTGTTACAGGGTCCTGTTTGGCGAACTCTGCAAATATTTTTTCAACAACCTCAGATGGCACTTTATTCAAGGCATTTTCAGCATTGAAAGGAATACTCTGCTCAGTCTCCATATCGATTAAATTCCAAGAAAGAATAAGCTTTTGAGCATATTCCTGCATCATTTTTCCGCGCTCGGCTGTTTCTTCAGGAGTTAATTTTTGTCCTTCAGCTACACCGAATTTACTCATTTCCATTTTCTGTTCCCAAGTCATGAGCTTAGGGTTTCGGATCTCCACATAGAATGGATTTCCGTTCATGTCCGTGCCTAGATCACTTAGGTCAATCCGAACTTTATTTGTAAATTTATATCCCATAAGGAATAGCCTCCAAATTTTATAGATTAATAGGTTGCTACAGCATTAACTAATGTGATTGCAATTGGTCCATTATTTGTCCCATTATCGATTGCTTCAAATTCCACATCACCCTGTACGACTTCTTTAGCTGTGATTGGGTCCTTTAGAAATGCACATTTACCCATATTAATGGTTAATTGATAGTTTGTGGTAGGCTGTGTGCCGGTTAAAACAAATGAAGGCTGTGTGTTATTTAAAAACGCTGAAAGCTCTCCATCATCTGCCTTATCAAACGTTGCTTTACCAGTTACCTCAAGACCACCAGCCACGATGGCAGTAGGCTGTGTGCTGTTATTCGCAGCATGTTGCACGTATAATTTTCGCTTGAGAGAAATATCAAAGCCGACTAGATTTAAGTTTGCTGAACCGCCTATTGTAGCAGTAAACTGCCAGCCGGCGAATGGAGTGGTAGAAGTTGGAGTCGGTGATAAAGATGATCCATAGACCGCCGACACTTTCCCCTGGCTTTTTACATCCACTTCAAGTGTGGCGTTTGCTGCCCATTTTAGGTCTAATTCTTCGACGATGTGACCTGCAAACTGGCGAATACTCGTTCCGTCATAATAAGAATGTGTTAATGAAGGAGGTTGTGCAGTTCTTGCTAATTTGAATGCATGTGTATATGGTGAGCTTGCACCTGTGACGGTATCTGATCCCATGATTGCCAATAAAAACAGCCCGATTACGTCTGGGTAAGCATCCGTTGTAATATCCATCGTGCTGTGCTGTACTCCATTAATGACGTTATATGTCATCGCCATTGCGCCACGAATGCCTTGGTCTTTGATGTAGTCAATGACATCCTCTGGTTTTACATCTTTAAATGGGGTATAATACGTCGGATTGACTGCTGTCCCGTAGGTAGCTTCTTTAGCTAATCCGAGCCATGTGAGTTCCTTTGCAGTATAAGCCATTTATCATCACTCTCCTTTTTTATCTGTTGCTTTTGGAGTTATTTCCACTAATAAAGGGCTGTACAATGGCTCATCTGATTCCACTGTATCACCATTCTTTACGTTGTGTTTTCCGATGGTTATGAAGTCAACAGGGTTTTCCCCTGTATAGGTGTATTTATACATTCTTTCACCTCTAAGCTTTGTAAACAACGCCTTCGATCTCGGTTGCTTCCAAAGTAAATTTAATGCCGATGTAGTCCACACCAGCATAGTTCAATGTTCCATATTTATAATCAATAACAGCCGCTTTTAACGCACTGCCACCGAGTGTTAAGTTTTGGTCAAAGGTATTGATCACCTTGTAGATAAACGGCTTGCAAATACGGTCTGCTGCGCTTAAGTCTCCACCTTTTTGCACATATAAATCCATGTCTACATGGTGAGTGGTCGTACGCTGACTGCCGCTTCTTTCAATTTTTCCATCCGATGGATAATTCACAAAACAAGGAAGTTGATTAAGTGAGGTCGGAGCATCTGCAAATGCTGTGATAATACCTGAGAGTGTCTTTTGTACATTTACCGCACCATTGATGATATTTTCCACTGCCATCAGCTGTTCACTTCCCTCATGATCGAATCTTTTATAATTTCAGGCACTTCCGGTTTCTTCTTTTCAAACGCATTTTTCATGAATGGACGAGGTTTCATTCCTTTGACGACTGAACGCTTCACAGGATGTTTGGCACCCTTCCAGAAAAGAGCTTTTTTCTTTGTTGGTGTAATAATAATCTCTTTTCCTTCCGGTCCATACAAGCCAGTACCGTTATGAACCCATGGGCCATATTTCGCCACACCTATATCCTGAATGACCTTGCCACTGAATCCGCCTAGACTTGCAACCTCAGCATGAATCGACCGTTTCAAGTTTCCAGTCTTTCGTGGCGCTTCTGCCATGGCTTCCGTGGTCATTTGGGCTGTTACCCGCTGAATTCCTTTAGAAAAGCCAGTATTGACTTTCTCTCGCATCCCTGAAATATGAGGTGGAATATTGACCTCGATTCGCATCATTCCGTCCACCGCCTATATTTATCGACAACCATCTTCACGTCAGCAGGCATTGCCTTTTGATACTGCATCACGCCGGTTTCCGTGGATGCAATTACATCACTATAGCCGCTGTCACGTTCTTTATAGAACCGTGCCGCCATGACAGTAACAGCTTGCACGATGTCATCCGGAACAGGATTATAACCACCTGAATAAACAACCGTCGCCTGCCCTGTCTTTCGGTAATATGTCCTTGGCGTTGCGATATTAAGGAAATAATTATCTTCAATCCATGCCTTACTGATATCTAACGAATCAATCGGATCTAGTGGGGTGGATTGAAACGTTACGTCCATTACATCGTTAATATCAACCATTGGCTTGGATAAAGGAATTGTGATAAACCCATCAGTGCCGATATAAGCCGATTTCTTTTCTGTTACCGTTTCATAGCCAAATCCTGATTGATTGAACGTAACCGAATCAAACCATCGAGAAGCCGGAGAAACATAGTTCGAAACAATCGTTCCATTTACCACTGGTGAACCAATCGTATGGGCATTTTTAACCGCCGAAATAGTCAATGCGCTCCCGGAGATAGCCAAAATAGTCACAGTTTCTCTGATTGAAGGGTTGTTCACATCCAGAATCAACGTACTTCCCACTGTCCAATCGACAGGAGGATTAGCATTCAATGTTATTGATGTAGCACCCACGGCAACCGCAGCACTCAAAGTCTCAGGTGATTGAAACGCTAACGCTTGGGCTACTTTCCCTGCATCTGTGTATGAAATGGTACTCATTTAGAGTCACCTACTTTGTTTCGGTTTCATTGTTTTTATCCGGTGATTCAGTTGATGCTTTTTCAGCTTCCTTATTTGCTTTCTCCGCTACTTTTTTAGCTTTTTCAAGTTGTTTTAACGTTTCATCAGCGATTTCATCGGTATTATCTTCCCAGTGGGTATGTGCAACAAGTTCATCCCTTACTTCCTGTGGTACATCCGCAATGCCATTTACTACTGGGTGTATTTTGCCGTTATGAATAATTCGGTCAACTGCTTCAATCAAGGATTTAATAAACATGTATATTCCTCCTTACAATACAAATAAAAAAGGCGACCCAAAAGCCGCCTTCTTTTCTAACAATCTATTTACTAAGCATTTCCAACATTTGAAAGGATTGCCATACCGCCAGGGAAGTAGTTTTTGAAAGTCTCCTGTGCACGTACCTCAAAATCATAACGAGGACCGCCAGTATTACCAGTTCCACGGCTAGTAGCATATTCGATTTGTTGGTATTCAAGCTGAGTTTCAACTTCCATAACGTTAGCCACTTTGTTGTTAGGGAATGGCAATTTCTCAGTTAAGAGAATAATAGTTCCCTGTGGCAACCAAGGAGAAGTCTCCATCGCGATTGGACGGCCGTTCACGGCTTTGTTTAAATATGTTTCAACAAGCTGACCACCAACTACATTTTGACGTTCGCCTACAACGTCTGGACGGAATAATGTATAAGCACCGCCAGAGTTAATGATTTTATTTGAGGCATTCACATGGTCCACAGAGTTCATTAGGATCTTTGTTGGAGATACTTTGGAGTTTCCCCATAGAGATTGAAGGGCAGCATCGATTTCGGAAATGGTTCCGTTGTTTCCAGTTAAACCAGCACCATTCAGTGACTGATAGTAAGAACCCGTGCTTGCTCCGCTTCCACGTTTAACGAATGTTCCGCCTGAGTAATCACCTGTTAAAGAAGCGATTAACCCATTAAATGAGTTAGCATCAGCAGAACCATCCACTGTGCATTGAGAAGCGTTGGCAATTGCCGTTAATGTACCGTTGTTCATATAAGCTGGTCCAGCTAGTTGTGGAAGGTTTGAAGCAGAAGCTGAAGCCGCTTGTGTTGGAACAGAGCTGATGACAAATGAGTTCACCGTAGTTGTTCCAGCATAGTATAAAGTACCGCCAGCAGTACCTACGTACCAATCGTAACAAACCGCACCCGCAACAGCTGAAACAGTTGCTGTTACTTTGTTGGTGGATCCAGTTAGAACCCCTGAAGTAGCAGCAGAAGAAGCGATAGTGGATTGTCCATCATAATATCCCTGCATTGTACGAGCCGCCACCGCTACACCTACGTTTACAGCTCCTATAGATCCGCCAGAAGTTGCTACAGCAAGAGTTGGAGCACTTGGTGTACCAAGGCTGTAGTTTTGACCGCCCATCAAGATGATATCTTCTTGCTCCATCAAGGCATAAAGTAGGTTAACCCCGGCAGTAGCACGAAGATCTTGGAATCCTTGTGCTTGGATTTGAGCATCGTATTGTACAGTGTCACCTAAACCGATGACTTTATAGGCAGCCATAAAATCAGCCTCAGAAGTGGAGACTAGATTACCAGGAGCCCCGAAAGCAGTAGTTGCACGGGCATTTGTTGTGTTAATACCTGTGATCGCTTTCCAGTGTGCTGCCTGGCTACCAATTGGAGCTTTTACCCTTGGAAGGCTGTTACGAAATGGCGAAAGGACAGGAAAAAGCGATTTTGCAGGTGCTTCAAGGTTATACCCTGTTAGTCCAGTAGTTGTGTTATAACCCTGAGTTGTTGCATCCTTCGCCAAAGGTTGGCTAAGTGCTTGTTTAGCTAGGTCTAATGTTTCTTGAGTGATTTGTGCAAATGACATTGGTCATTCCTCCTTATTAGCGGAAAATTTGTTTTGCTTTACGCATGGCTAATTCTTGGCTTAGTCGGTCTTTGACAACCGGATCGGCTGATTTTTGGATTAAATTTTCAAGCGCTTGTTCTTCCATTTGGGTGACATTCGCCTGACTTACATCCTTCAACATAAAAGCAGGGTTTCCGCCGTTTAATAGTGGCCCTCCTGCTTGTGGGGTTTCGTGTATTTCTTTGACAAGGGTTTTCACGGCTTCTAGCTCGCTTACAGCCTTTGATAAATCCTCTTGAGAGGCTAAACCTTTAACGAGCGATTTAAACTCATCTACAGCTTTTGTGAATCCTTTGGCGAGTTCATTTTCAGAACCGGCAGATTTTTGTATCTGACCTTCTAAAGCTTTCGCAACAGTCGCTTCGATGATTGGTGTGAAAATGCCAGCAAAGACCTTTTCAACATCTACCTGCGGTGCTTCTTCGCCAGTACCACCTTGACCATATTGTCCTTCAACCACTAAATGATCTTCGTGAGTATAGTCTGCGCCCTTCACGACAGCATCAATGTGGTTAGCTGCATGTTGAAGGTGAACGCCATTTTTATTGCTGATGGATTTGCCTGCTTTTTCTAATTCGGCAGATGCAGACTTTTCAGCCATGGTACAATCGGCTGTTTTGTGCATTCCACCACAATTGGCGCATTTTTCTTCTTCATTATCTGGCTGGTCATCATCTGATACGATTTCCGCTTTTTCGACTTCTCCTTCCGATGATTTGATATAAACACCGGAATCTTTTTCAGATTGGTCTGAATCACTGAGCGCTTTGGGGATATTAATTTTTTCATCGCCTTCAGGTGGATTCGGGAATTCTTTGTTGCCGTCATTATCCCCATCACCATCGACCGCGCTTGCACTAACTGGTGCAGGTGGCTGATCTTGAGGTGTTAAGGCTTTTAAAAACGACTGAACTTGTTCCATGGTTAATCCTGCTTGTTCAGCTGCTTTGGTTAATTGCTCTACATCCATTGTTTGTTTCTCTCCTTTCGTCATTTCGTTCTCACCTCCTTTCGGAGTGCTGTCTTTACTAACTTCCTCACCCATTTTTTCACCTTCCTTTCGGTTCCACGGAGCATCAGCTTTTTGAATCACGCTTGTAATGTCTGCTCCAGGTACACAAGGGTTATCGACTAAGCTGTATTCACTTAGTTCCGGGATAAAACGGAAAGCCTGTGACCCTTCATCCCACCAGCGCTTTTGATAACTGCCGCCAATAGAAAAGGCTGACAGGATCCCTTCGTCAATATCACGGACCACATCAGCCTTTGTTGGGGGAACGTATGCCCCTACCCATATTCCTCTTACAGTTTTTTCATTGCCTTCTTCATCTTTTACCGTAGTTTGAGTGGGTTCCCAATGAATCGTTTTACCTGCAGTTATTGGCTGGTGCATCACTCGGACATTGCCCTTGCTTTTGCCACCAGTGCGTTGCTCAGTATCATTAGACCACTTCTCAAAGGCTTTTAAGGTGCCTTCAAAATCGGCAATCTCACCTGACTTATCTTTCACTTCCAAAGTAGCAAATCCCCATACTTCACGACCGCCATCTTCTGTTTCTACGGTTTTGGCAAAGGGGGCTGATAAAACAACCTTTTCCATGTTGTTGTTCACCTCGCTTTAATTAATATTCATCCGGCTGTGCATCTGGTTCTAGGCACGGACTAAACGACCTGACACAGTTTGGATGGGCTAAGGCATTGATTTGTGCATAATCCGCGGACCAAATCTGGCCATTTGCTGCCCTGCATTCTTCGTCATAATCCCCATCATGCACATACACCAGTTTCACGCCTGTTTCGCTGTACATTTTGATAGTTCCTCGATTCCAGGTGAATCCCGTTTCAGTTCGGGCAATTGTCATCGCTCTTGTTTCACTGAATGCATAATCATTTTCGAGATTCTTCGCAATTTCCGCAGGTGTTAACCCTTCATCCATCATGTTCACTAGGTCATTCCGCAGCATTTCTCTCGTGCTATCGGTTAGCGCATACTTTGGATTTTTGCTTGTTCCTGCCAGTTCTGCCGCACGTTGAGTAGCGTAATCATTCGCATATTCATGATATTTCGGATCACGCACAAAGGAGCCGCTAAGTTCTTTAGCCGCTTCTTCCATACCGTTAATATAAATTTGATAGATTATGGGATTCATAACTTGATTCAAGTCTCTAGAAAAGGAAGTCATATCTACACCACTCAGAATAGCATCCGCTTGATCGGTGTTATCATTGTCATCCTCGCCGTCGTCTGCTTTCCCGAATCCTTTGCTTTCTAAAGCCAATCGGATTTGGTTGGCCATCTGCCGACCGTGCTTTTTCAACACTTTGTATATATCCGGTGAAGCTTCTTTCACCCATTCATTCATTTTCGGGTGTTTGAACTTCGCCCCACCGGATTTGGAAAAAAATCCATCATTGCTTTTTGGGCATCGGCACGTTGTGGATCATCAACATCCTCATTTTCGTCAATTGATTCTTGTACACCTTTGTCCCCTTCAATCTGGTTCGGATCATTAGGTTGAATGCCCGCTTGTACGTTCATCGCATCTGTTTGGGCTTCTAACTGTCTAAGGTTAATTTCAGACTGCTTCAATGCATCTTCTACAGGCATGATATTCGATGAAGAAATGAACATTCGTGGTACCGGTTTAGATTTATCTACTTCTAAACCAAAGCGCTTAACCCGAATCTCATCGGAAGAAACAGTACCATTACGAATGTAGTAATCATCGCTTTGTGCTTGCATCAACAGGTCTTCTTGCTCTTCTAAGTTCATGAATTTAAAACGCAAATTGGTGTAACCAAAGTATTTATGGATAATCCCTGTGTAAATACCCTCGAAATAACGTGCAGATGGACGAATGGAGCGCCTAAACTGTACGTTTTCTTGGGTTTCACCGCTCGATTTATTCACTTTTTCAGTGAATCCTAGTTCACTCGGTGTCACTTTCCAAGCTGCACATGCTTTATGCAGCATAAACTCAGGGAATTTCACATCAAAGGTTGTGTTTTTTGCTTCGTGCACTTGGCTACCGAATGGAATAAATTTGACTTTATGTTTCTGCGATTGGTCGCCCAACATTACCGCGTCATACATTTGCTGGAACTGCTTAATTTGTTGAGGGTCATTCATCTTATCAGGTGTATTAATCCACGCTTCCGGCACTGAACCTTCCGTGAAATACTGCAAGAAGTATAGCTGATGCCGAATATCTGTATTAATCGTGGTCAACATCCATTCTGTAGCAGAAAAA